CCAGTCCTCATCAGGCGTGTAGAGAGCGTGAGAGACTTCGTGAGCAACCAACATATCATAAACTCCACTACTTGCCTTCTGCCACATAGGAAGCGTCAGAACCCGCGTATGAACGTTAAAGCAGGCAGTCTCAACCTTCTTGTGTTCCACAATCAGGTCTTCCGTTGCCAGAAGACGGGCGAGCATACCTTTTACTTCAAAATTTACGGTCATTTGAGTTCGTTTGTCTTATGAACGTATTATACAAAAAAAGAGGGTGGTAAAACCCTCTTGTGTGCCAGTTTTGGAAGTGGTCTTAACGTCCCTGCCTTTTCATAAAGGCAGCAAAAGCGGGTGAATTTATTCCTGTATTTGGATCTTCCATTGCTTTTTGCTTTTTACTCTTTGCTTTTCTTTGTCTCTCCTCATAATCTTCAGGATTATTGCGAGCCTCTTGTGCTTCAACAATACTCTGTCTCCACCCTTCGCTCATATTTGCCATAATCGCAAATGCCGCTTCTGGTGTTTCGGCATATCCACCTTCAAGAAGATATGAACGGATGATATCAAAGGGGTCGGTTTCTTCTTTTACTGGATTATGAACTCTGGCAGGTCCAGCATCTTTCATTAATCTTTTATTTTTAGTCGATTTTGTAATTCTTTCTGGCGCTTCCTCATCAAGTTTCTCTACCTCTTCTTGAGGTTGATGAACCAGGCTATAAGCCTTATAAAGATCTTTAACTTCTTGTTCTCTCATTTTTCCAAGACTTTTTAGTTATTTATAAAAAAAGAAGCATCCCCATGAAGGAGACGCTTCTTGAGTGCCTGCCGACGTGCCTTTGCTTGTCGGAGTGCCTGAGGTTTGAGTTTTCGTTTCTGCTCCTTTTTGGAGTGGTGTTGCCAGTTTGGAATTTGCTTTGCCATCGCAGTGGGTTGTGAATGGGTCTATTATAGCGGTCAGGTGACTGACCAGTCAATAACGGTTCTGATTTCCTGATTGTACTTCCATACTTCCATAAGCATATCTGCATTTATTCCATTTGCTTCCATTTGGACAATTAATGAATTTAAATCTTTGGGGAAGCAGGTTCCGCCGAAACCACGATCATTATCAAATCCAGGAACTTTGGTGTGAGAATTACCAATTCTACTGTCGGCAACTACACCAGAACAAACAGTTTCATAATTCATCCCAAGTGATTCACATAAATCATACATTTTGTTGAAGTATGCAACTTTACATGCAAGAAAACTATTTGCAAAATATTTAATAGATTCACTTTCATTGGAGGAAGTAATCACACTTGGAATATCTGGAAAAATAGTTTTGAAAAAATTCACAAACTGTTGACATAGATTTTTATCTCCACCAACCACATTTCTTTCAGAATTTCTAAAATCTTCTACAGCATTCCTGGCGGTTAAGAATTCTGGATTATGAATAACTTTATATTTTTTAGAATATTTTTTAGTTGTTCCAATTGGGACGGTAGATTTTATAATAAAAATACCATCAACAACTTTAGGTAGATCTTTAAAGAAATTGTCTAAAATGGAAAGATCGCACTCCCCAGTTGATTTCATTGGGGTAGGCAAACAAACAAAAATAAAAGATTGATTTAAAACTTCATCCAGACTATTAAAAGATTTGTTTTTATCAACATCAAAAACTTTACAGGATACTTTATCCCTTAAATTTTGATATACAGCATTACCAACAAACCCATTTCCAATAATTCCGATCATACAATCATCCTACTAAATCCTTTAACTTTATCAAATTTTATCACATTATCAAACTTATCAAGCAAATCTGATTTGTGGGAGATGACAAATATATTGGCATCTTTAATCACGTAACGAATAATTTTAAGAAACTCATCAGTTCCAAACCCATCAAGAGAACTATCAAACACCTCATCCATAATCAATAGATTTGTGTTTACTGAATTTTTAATTTTCGCAATTTCTCTCCAAGTAAAAAGAAGTGCCAAATCAACTCGCATTTTCTCACCTTCACTAAATGAACTATATGAGAAATTCTCATGAATAGGAGACTGAATTGATTCATTAAATTCCTCATCAAGATAGAAATTAATGTAAAAATCCATCATCTGAAGATAACGATTGACCTGCTGATTGATGAATGGAAGATACTTCTTAATTATCTTCGTCTTTACACCATCATCTTTTAGCAACGAATATGCAAAATCATAATAAACAATTTCTTCTTTTTTCTTTGAAAGATCATCAAATGTTTTTTGGAAATTATCTTTAAATTCCTCTAACTTTTCATGTTCAGTATTTCGGTTTTTAAGTTGTTCGGCAATAGTCTGAACTTCAGATTCAAGACCCCGGATTTGTCTCTGATTGAGTGATATCCGAGTATTGTTTTGAGAAATCTCATGATTGAGTTTTGTAATCTCCTTCGATAGAACTGTGAATTGACGCTCTCGCTCTTGTTCTAATTTAATAGTCTCCTCAAGATCTTGATAACCCCTTTGGAGTTCTTTTGCTTTATTTTGAGCATCTGCAATTCTATTTAACCGAAACTCTTCCTCTATAGTTTGAGTACAAGTGGGGCATACCGTATTTTCAGTAAAGAACTTATGCTCTTTGGTAATACCGGATACTTTTTGAGAGATTTTTCCTCTCAAATTGTTAAGCTTTACTAACTTATCTCCAGCACCAATAACTTCTTCCTGTTCCTTTGTATACCCAAATATGGACTCCTCAGTCTTGGCGTTCTCAACTATATAAATGCCAACTTCAGCATCTAACTTGGCAATCTTTTCTTTATTGGCATTTATATTGGCATTTCCACGGTTCTCTAGTTCTTCGATGAAGTTTTTCTGCATCTTCATCTTGTCTTTAAGATTTTCTTTCTTAAGTTCAAGAGATTTAATTTGATCTTTTTGTGTGCGAATTCTATCCTTGATGAGATTATTCATTGCAGAAAAAATGCGAATGTCCAAAAGATCCTCAATCACCTCACGGCGATTTGCTGTTGTAAGTTGCATAAAAGGAACAAAAGTACTACTACCCAAAATCACAATCTGGGTAAAAGATTTATAATTCACTTTCAGAATATTTTCTTCAAGAATTCTTTGGTTAGCACGATCATCAGCCTCCTTATGAAGAGGAGAACCATTGACTTCAATATCAAAAATATTCGGTTTTATTCCACGACGAACAAGATATTCTCTATTGTTAATAGTAAATTCAATTTCTACCAAGCAATCCTTTTCATTTACACTATTGACCAATTGAGGTTTATTAATACGCCTAAATGGCTTATTAAAAAGAACAAACGTAAGAGCATCCAAAACAGTAGACTTACCTGCTCCATTTGTACCAATTATAAGGTTGGTATGATGCCTTTCAAAGTCTATTTCCGTAAATTGATTCCCGGAACTTAAAAAGTTTTTATATCGAATTTTATGAAATACTAGCATTTTTGGGGGGAATTACAATATCGTCAGGAGTAACCACAGCATACTTGTAATTATACATCTTACAAGTCTTTATGGCAAGTTCATCATCGACTTCAACAACTTCCATTTCCTTCTCATATTCTTCATCTTCTTCAAGCATCATAGCATACCTAGTTGCATCATCTTCATCTTCAAATAAAAGCAAAACTTTTTCACCATGCCTATCGCTTAAGGCATATGCACCATCATCCTTATGGTCTTTGAGTGTAAGAAGAAACATTATTCTACTTCGCAAGCTTGTTGATAAAGATCTTGAAATATTCCTTTAATGATATTTTTATCGAACTCAAACTCCGAGTCATCAATATAACGATTTAGAATTGAAAGAGTATTCTCTTCCTCATCAATCTCAAAATCTTCACTTTCCTGGATTTCAAAATTTTCAATAATTTTAAGTTCTTGAACTCCGGAGGTATAAAGTTTATCAATAAACTTTTCAAAATCTTTTTGTTTAGATTTTTTACGGACAATTACCTTAACAATTTTATTTTCATACTCACTGGCATCAAACAATTGATGTGGAGTATCTTCATAATAAATGTTATGAAATAATTTATAAGGATTGTTAATTGGAGTATGTTCTAGAGTCTCAGTATCAAAAATATGAAACCCCCTAGTATCATTCACATCCGTCCAGTACATTTCATAAGGATTACCAAGGTAGAAAATACGTCCATTATCAGAACGAGTGTGGTAATGACCAGAAAATACCTTTTTGAACTTACTAAAAATATTCGAATCCAATCCATGTTCTTCCATAATAAGATTACGATTTACACGAAATCCTTGAAGCTCTAAGTGTCCCATAGCAACTTTTGCCTTGGACTTCTTAATTTGATTCAAGGTTTCATCATAGTTGTCACTACAAATCCATGGAACCATCATAATATCCAGTTCACCAACTTTAATAGTTTGTGGAGAACTATAAGTTTTAATATTTGAATAAGTTTGGAGGAGAAGACTTGGAGAGTTTACGCTATTGGTATTCTTATAATAGCAGTCATGATTACCAATAATCATGTGAACATCATATTTCTTCAGATGTTCAAATACAACTCTCTTTGCCCACTCAAGGCTTTGATAATCGATAGATTTACGACTATCAAAAGCATCACCCATATGAATGACTGCCTCTACACCGTGTTCTTTCAAAGAAGGAAAAAACACATTTTTGTAGAAGAGTTCAAAGTGATCATGAAGATACTTGGAACCCTTTCTAGCTCCATAATGTGTATCTGTAATAACGGCGACTTTCATCGATTACTGCGGTATTGAATATTGTCCTTCATCGTATTGTAGTCTGAACTGCTGCCAGAAAGCAAGCTATCGTCAACCATCATAACCTCATCAAAACCGGTTCTTTCGATAATTTTAGTTTTAATGTCTAACTGCTTCTTTTCCTTCTGAATTCTTCTCAAGAAAGCATAGTGAATAATTTGAGTAAAATAAGCAAAAGGATTGCTAGTTTTATTTGGGTCGAAATTGTGAATATACTGTACGCAGTTTTCTATACCATCTGATATCATATCTTCCCTAAACATATAATTAACAAAGTTAGGTTTATATGAAAGATGGGTTGCAATTTTTAAAAAACACTCTCCAAGATAATTAGGAATTCTTGGTTTACCTTCCCAAAATCCAGATTTGGGAGGATACTTATCATGCTTTTCAAAATATATTTTTTGAGCTTTTAATAATTTTGATCGGTAAACAATGAGGGCTTCCAATAATTCTTTATTGTTTACATAATGTTCTGATTTTTTCTTGGACATAATGTCATCTTTAGTTTAAAAATAAAGTATAATGTATACTTATTATACCATCATCTTAAAGACTTGACAAGTACTCAAATATTGAGTAAAATACCTTTGTTGGGTTTGAAGATAAGGATTAGCTTTCTTTAAAGATCTTTGAATAGATTCTCTAAATTTCTTCTAGATTCTTCGACCGAAGATATATATCCCATCTCTTTTGAGACACCGACTTTACCGCCATCCGGATTATATATTTCAGCACTGTCATCTTCACTATCATTTATGTAATTATTGTAAATATCAATAAGCTTCTGTTCTTTACTTTCAGTCATTGTTATTACACTTGAAAGTTTAATGATAAAAAAATCATCGTCAGATAGTTCAACCCAAGGTTTAACCTTTATGAATATTCCTCTTCCATTATTAAATGATTTCATGACAACAGGATTTTGAAGAATTAATATTTCTTCTTCTTCATTATCAGCACAAACTAATGAAAATATTTCTTCACCAGAGATTAATTTTAAAATGCAGTAAAAATCTTCTCCCATATTAATCTTTAAATGGTATGTTTACAATATCGTAATTAAAGTTTTCTTCATTATAAATTTTAATTCTTTCAATTAAGTGATTAAGAGTATAATTTTTTGTTGACTTATAACTAATATCATCAGCAATATCATATAGAGTTGCCTTTACTTTGTTTTCTCCTTTTCGTAAGACTCTTCCGATGGATTGGAGATTTCGTATCCTTGATTTGCTAGGTGAAGCAAATATAACATTATGAAGATTTCTGATATTGACACCAGTAGAAAAAGTGCCGTAGGAAGCAACGATGATTGCATTATTTTCTCTTTCGGTAATTTCTCTAACTAATTCACGTTCTTCAGTATCAACGCCACCATGAACAAAAAATACGTGCCTATTATCAGTTTTGCTATTATTTATGATCTCGTAAAGTGGTTGCCCGTGCCCCTCTACTCTAGCAAAAAGAACAAGAGTATTACCCTTTAAATCAAGGGCAAGATTCTTTATAAAGTTATTTCTTTTTTGATGATTGATAATATACTGAACCTCATCCTCAAAAGTTTCAAATCTATGAGGTGGATGCTTCAGTAGTAGAACTTTAATATCTAATTTGGCAAGATGACCCTTCTGCATCAGTTCATCTGTCTTAATAATCTTATATGAAGGTCCAAATAAACCTTCCAAAACCCACTTATGAGTTTGAGACCCATCTAGTGTTCCGGTGAATCCAAAACGGTATTTTGCATCACAAAGTTTAGTCATTATAGATATTAATGACTTGGATTTAAATTGGTGTGCCTCATCTCCTACGACTACATTAAATCTGGAAAAATACTGCTTGGGCAACTTGTAAATACTTTGCCAGGTAGTAATAATAACTTGGGAATCAGTTTCTCGTTCCTTACCAGCGTATATCTTGTGGCAGTATGAACCAACATCCCATCCATAATCTGCAAAATCTTTATACATTTGTTCTACAAGGGAAGTCGTCGGAACAACTATCAGAATATTTTGTTGCTTCTCAACGTAATATCTCACAACAGAATATATCATCAATGACTTTCCCGAAGCAGTTGGAGATATCAATAACTTTCGATTATGTCTTAAGGCGTCGTATACTCCCTCAACTTGGTAGTCGCGTGGGGCGTGTCTACTGATGGCAGTCATATAATCCTTAACACCTTCCTTTGAGATGTTCTCATTTATCTCAAAGGGTGGACCATAAAACTTATTATTCGTGAACTCATAAGTGTAATTGTGATCCTTACAGAACTGAATTACACGATCTAAAAGACCGACATAGATTTCGCCCGTTTGCGTAGAGAAAAGGCGAATCTTTCCGTCCCAATACTTATTCCTATATGCCGGTGCAAACTTGGCATTAGGAACATCAAAAGTAAATTGATCTGCTAATTCATAATAAACATGAGGTTCTGCCTGAATATGGAGATAGACCTCATTTTTCTTTGATATAACCAAATGAGACATTCATAAAGTATCAGTTATGAGTATTTATTTGGTCAATAAAAAGAGGCATTTCTGCCTCAAAATTAATTATTTTGTGTTTGGATTAATTGAAACACCAGGATCTCCAACCTTAAATCCTTTTCCAGCACCAGATCTAATAGTAGTTCCAGAAAGAGGTTTTACTACATCCATTGCTCCACTAATATTATCGGAAGCAGTATCTTTTGGATCATTTGCAGTTGCATTCATGCCAATTTGTCTCATCCTTGATGCAGAACCCATTGATCTTGCGTGTGCCGCTTGAACTGCCGGTGCTTTATAATCTATGTAATTAGATGGAAGGGTAGATTGTTCCAAAAACTGTCGAAACGTCTTCATTTGTTATACTCAATCAAATAAGATTGTATTAAACCAGGTTTGACTCATACCTTTGATTATATCATCAGCAGACTGCTGATCTTCTGCATATCCCTCTGCAATTAAATGCTCAACGACTTTTTCGTAGGTTTGATAGGATTCTTGAATCTCTCTAGGCGTCGGTTTCATTTCAGTGATGGAAGTTTATTTTTATTTAGTTAAATCCTGCCGTGAACTTATGCCACTCAATACTGTTCTTGATTTGATAAGTCCTATTGGAAATCATCTTAAGGACTTCTTCTAGAAACTTAAGCATAATATCATAATATCTAATTTTTAAATCAACTTTACAGAGTCTCTCATCGGCATCCATATACCTCTGTATAGCGTCTTTTTCTCTTACTTTATACGGAAATGGTTCTTCAGCATATACCTCTGCTGTTGCCTTTCCTGTGTAGTAGTTGTAGCGTTCCAAACGCACTCTATTGTAAGTTTCTCTTGCCTTTTCACGGAGAAGAGTGATGGTATTGTACAGAGTATAATATTTTGCATGAAGTTGTGGAATTTTTAAAGATTCATCGTGTAAATTATCAGGGTCTATGACAGAATCTCTCTGCCACATTTCCTGAATTTCATCAAGATTCATAGAGGATCGCCATTTACATCTAATATGTTATAGACAGTATACTTGAAAAGTACCTCTGCTGTAAAGTAGTTATAGTCGGTTTCTGTTGATTCAAATTCCATTGCACTCAATGTGAATGGAAATAAATCTTTAAATTTTACTATGGCAACATCATTATAATTGCTATTTAAAATTCTTAAACTACCGTCACTATATTGACTTTTTAAATCCCTTATTCCATCATCATTAGTTGTCAACTCTTTGAATTGTTGTGGAGTTTCTGGAAATCCTAAACCAGTAATCCAGTTATGAATTGCCATGTAGTTTTCCATATCTTCATCAACAAAAAATCTCAAAGAAAAATCTCCATATTGGATTATTTCTCCTGGAGTATCCAACATCTTTAAATATGATGGTTGTATAGCAGTTCCTAAAGTAATTTCTGGAATTCTTGCAATTTAACAGGTGGTTTAGATTTAGTTCCTGGACCCATGGGTCTTGAAGAATTTAAATTTTTTTGAGTTGCGGGATCCATTGCAAATGTTTGTTTTGCATTTACAGGTGCCCTATATTCAGCTTCCGAAATAAATTCTTGAAACGTCTTCATTTTTTTATTTCTATTTAGATAAAAAAAGAGGGTCCGAAGACCCTCAAGAAATTTATGTGAAATGGATCACATGAGGTTGAGAACCTTAACTCTTCTGTAGTAACGGTTAGCGTTAACTCTGAGGCGTCCAAGACCCTGGTCGGTTCCTTCTGCGAATGGGTTAGCAACAAGACCATAACGGGTCTTAAAGCCAATCTTGGGCTGGAAGGTGTTCTCACCAACGGCACGAACCATTTGGAGGGGAACATAAGGGCAATAGAAGAGACCAGCGTCATATGCGCTAGAACCCTTATAACCAACAACGTAGTACTGACCACCAGCAGAACCAACGTTTGAACCGCCCGAATATGGGTCGATATAAACGCGATACTTACCTTGGAGAACACCAGCGAAGGTGTTACCAGTGTCATCAACGTTAAGGTTAGCGTTGAGTGCAGGGGTGTAATCAAGAACACCTGCCATGGTGAGTGCCGAAGCAACGTCAGCAGAGCAGAGGATCATGTTGCCCTTCCCTCTACGAGTTCTTTGTGCGATTGCGTTAGCATCGCGCTCGATTTGGAAGATAAGACCCTTGAACTTCTCAACTGACCAACGTCCGTTGGAGTCAACATCTAGGTCGAACTGACCAGCGGTAGCAGTGTTGTGTTGAGCACCTGATTCTGCAACCTTATAGATGGTTCTGATGACTTCGCGGTTGATTTCAGCAAGAATCTCGCTAGAAAGAATGTTAGCAAGTTCTGCTTCTGCATTTAAACCGTGAATTGCCTTCAGGTCTTGAGCAAGTTCGAGGCTGTATTCTGCTTTCAGAGCACGGCTCTTGGCAGTAACAGTGACCTTCTCGATTGAGAACGCCATTTGGTTGAACTCGTTTCCACCAGTTCCAAGACCTTCTGCATCTTCAGTGTCCATACCACGTCCAGTGGTATAAGCAGATTGAGTTACATTGCTGTCTGGGCTGAGGAGACCGGGATTGGTTCCACCTTGAGCAGCAGTTGTACCGAAACCAACAGCGCCGCCAGTTTCACTACCCTCATTTTGGGTATATCCAGAACCAAGACCGCCGGCTGCGCGGGCAGATCCTTGTGCTGAATATGCAGTATCTGGCTCGTTGAAGAATGCTTCATCCGAACTGTTGCTTTGTGCTCCATAACGTGAGCGCATTGCAAAGATGAGTCCGGTAGGACCATTCATTGGTTGAACGCCAGCGAGGTCATATGCGACCAGGTTAGGCATTGAACGGCGGATGAGGCTGATTAGAACAGGGTCGAAACCTGAAACAGGACCAGCATCAGCTGCGTTTGCACTGAAACCTGCGGTTGCACCGCTGGATCCAGTTGACATGTTAGGAACAGCTTCGTTGAGGAAAGCACGCTCCTCACGAAGTTCTCTCTCTTGGTTTTCTAGCAGGATAGCGGTGACAGCTCTACGATGTGAATCTCTGATTGGATCCATTCCATCGTAATCGAGGATCGGTGCCCACTTCTCCTGCAATTGTTCTGCATTGAACATTTGCATTTGTTTTACCTCTTTTAAAAAGTTAGTTTGATTTGATATGATTTAAAAATCACTTTTTAGCGACTCTACTGAGAACTGTAAGATAACTTTCCATTCTTCCACCAACTTGTGGTTGTTCGGAATAATTAGCTTCTTCAGCAATGTTTTCAGTAACAGGTCTTTGAGTACTAGTCGATTTTGATGAGAAATAAGAATCTCTCAATGTAACTAGCTTCTCACGATAGTTTTCTTCACTATCAAACTCAACATTTTCAGCAAGAGAAGCGAGTTTATCTTTCTGTGAAAGTGCTAAACCTTCAGTAACTTCAGTAAAAATTACATCAGCAACTGACTCTGCTAATCTTCTATTAAGAGCAACATTCTTTTCGATTTGCTCGTTGAGTTTTCCTTCCATTTCATCAAGTTTATCTACCATACTCTCGATAACATCATATTTTTCTTCAGGGATTGTTACATAATGATCTTCAAAAAGATTCTTCATTCCTGAGAGGAATGATTCAGTCATTTCGGTTCTGAGACCGTGCTCAATTGCAAGAGTGTTTTCATGCATCCACTCGTCAGCAACATATTCTAAATATGCATCTACTCTATCGGTGAGTTCTTCTTTGATTGTAGAAATTTCTTCTACAAGAGCTTGCTCATATTCAGATTGGAATCTCTCTTCCAACTGTTCTTTGATTGAATAAATTTTTGTTCTAACTGCAGTCTCAAAGATTATTCTTGCCTTTTCTTGGAACTCTTCTGAAAGTTCTTCACCAGCAAGAAGAGCATTAACATCTTCTTCGATGTCAAAATCTTCATCTTCCTCAACTTCTTCCTTCACCTCTTCATCTTCGTCTTCGTCTTCTTTAGACTTCTTCTTCTTAGGTGACGAAGAATTGGAATTCTCATCCTCTTCATCCTCTTCATCTGCTTCCACAATGAGATCTTCATCATCTAGATCTTCTTCCTCCTTTACGGCATCTTTATTAAGATGTGGCATTGGATCTGCTGACTTAGCACCTTTGTTGACAACATTTTTTACTTGTGACAACGTTGCACTAGGCTCTTTTAATTTTGCCGAGTCATTATCTGAACGATAATTTTCTGGAGTAGGACCACCGAGATCTTCCCAATTGCCAGTTTGACCATCAGGAATACCTGTGGTTAATTTTGGCATTGGTTCTGCCGGCTTAGCTCCTTTGGTTACTACGTTTTCCATTTCTTGTAAATTTCTACCAACGGACATTTGTTTAGATCTGTTTTATAATCTATATTTATTTATAAATTAAAGATTTGCTAAGAAATCTTGGAACAGTTGAATTTTATGCTCTTGTAAAGTACTTTCATCTACAAGAGTATTAATTCTGCGTCTTGTTTGCTCAGCAAGTCTTTCACGAAGAATCCCTCCTTCCCAAACCCACTCCTTACCTTCCATAATTCCCTGAACAAATGCATCGGGGGCAGAAGGATCGGCAACAATATCAGCAGCGGTTGCAAGCATAAAATCTTCACCGACAACTTTATGACCTTCATTGGTCATCTTCAATGAACCAACACCACGAGAAGAAACTCCAAGGCAAACACCCTCTTTAATCAAAGACATTGCAATCTTTCCCATTGGGGTCTCAAGAAGTTGTGCCTTACCGATAAAATTATTACCTTCTCTAGCAAGTTCACAAATTTTATGTGAAACGCGATCAAGATTTACAGTTGGACCATCTGGATGTCCAAGTTCACCGAGAGCGCGACCTTTTTGAACAAAATTTTCATTATAACGATTTACTTCTCTTTCCATAATAGAAAGAGGATACATTCTACCGTTACGATTAACCTGCTCTGCTTGTAAGAAAATGCCTTTAATATAGCATTTTTGCGAAGAACCTTTTCCTTCGGTAATAAATTCTACTTTTGATACTTCTTCTGTGATGAGTTTCATTTTAGTTTGTGAATGCTACTTTATTTGCTTTGATTGATGCAGATGACCAAATAACATCAGATGGAGTTTTAGCTAAAAATTCAACACTTCCATTTGGAATAGAGAAATATGTACTAGTTGCTGCTCCAACAGAAGTGCTTATTGCAACTGTAACAATACCAGCAGTATTGTTATATAATCTCACACAAGTTGCATCACTAATACTAGTAGCAGCTCCAGCACTAGTACCGGTACTTTGTTCTGTTGTTACTATCTTAGTAATCATTCTTCATCCCCAGTAGTTTCTGACTGATCTCCAAGTTCTCCAAATAATTTGAATGCAACTGAAGGTCTTATTGCATCTATTTTTTCTGAAGCTTTATTAAAAATCAATTCTTTAATTTTGCCACTTACGTCCGATGCGGGCGAATTAGTTGCGATCAAATCCAAAAGTTCTTCCATAAGATTTCAATGTGTTTAGATCAATTGAATTTGGGTCGGGAATAATTCCTTCTTTAATTTCCTTTTCTATTTGCTCATCAATCTCGATAATTTCACTATCAGTTTGACGAAGTACTTTTCTTCGAACATATTCTGCAGAATAATATTTACCAATATAGGGTTCTATAGTAGCAAGAATTCCTAAGCGATCAGTCATCAATTCGCTTTCTTTTAGTTCTGCAAATTGATTATCATATAAAAAGTCATATTGAACATGATCAACAATTTTGTCCCAATCTTCTGGGGTTACAATATTTTTTAAAATCAATTGTGTGCGAAGAAAGTCATTGAATAAATTTGCAAAACGCTTTCTTAAACGTCCGACAAATTTAGAAAACTTTAATTCATCTCTTAATATTTCTGAAGAGCGACCAAGATTGAATCCACCATCACTCGCAATTCTAGATTCCGGAACTCCAAGTGCTCTGTAGAGTTTCTTTTGGAAATATTCAATATCAGAAAGTTCTCCAAGATTTTGACCGCCTGGAAGAGTTGTAATTTCAGTTCCTCTACCACCTTCTCTCCTTGGAAGCCAAAAATCTTCCATCATACTCATGAATTTACGATCATCACGAACTTCCCCAGTCTCTGCATTGTATACCAGTTTATTTCTGTAACGATACATTACATCCTTAAGGTATTGCTCTGCCTTGACCTTCGGAAGATTGCCGACGTCAATATAAAAAATTCTTCTTTCTGGAGCACGAGACAATCTATAAATTACAAGGGAATCTTCAATCATTCTTAATTGATTGAGTGCTTTAATTGCTTTGTGTAGGTAAGATAAAACTGTTCCTTTGTTTCTATCTACTAATCCAGAACTACAGTACGTAATAGAATCTTTAGCAATTTTTATTGATTTTTGTCCGTATAAACTTGCAACAGATCCAGTTGGACTTTTTGGTAGTGGAGTGTAAATATAATATTCATCTATTTCCGGAGTAAATGTTTTTTCAACATCTCTCATTCCAGTTCTAACTGCAATATTATCCTTTGATTCGCTCTTTTTTTCTTGACGAACGTATTTCATCTTCATAGGATCAATATACCTCAGATCCTTTATACCCTCTTCGGGATTTTTAATGTCAATGACTTTTAGATAAAATAGTCTACCATCTACATACCAATTTCTAAAAATTTCATGGCACTTCTTATCGAAGTCCATAATTTCTTTAATATATTTGAATTCTTCTCTTATAATTTTTTTTAATTTGTCACTAACATCTAGATTTGAAAGTTCAATTTCAACTGGGGAATCATATAAATCACTTACAATAGCTTCATTAACAACATCTTCAATAGCATTATCACACTCTGGGTGTAATGCCATTTCCCTATATCTTTTAATTAGGTCGTACTCTGTTCTGTAAACACCCTCAATGTCTACGTAAGACCCATAAAAACCACTGGCAATATAATTATCAACCCCGTCCTCATTATTTTGGGGAACGGGGGAGACAATTGATTTTGCTTGATTATTACTATCATCAATTGAAAAACCAAAAAGCTTTGCCATAGTATAAATCTAATACCTGTATCTATTTATTTCAACTAGAAAGAGGGTTTCCAGTAATATCATCACCACCAGCTGCAGGTCCATCACCCTTTTCTGCTTCCCACCATTGAACTTGCATTTCAACTGTAAATTCTTCTATACTATCAGTAGTATCATATGAAAGTTCTATCTGAGAAACATTAGTTGGGAAAATATCATGGAATTTATATGTTCTTAAAATAGATCCGTCACGATCAAGTTGTTTAACATAGGCGTCCTTCATGTAAGATGCTGGAGTGATTAATCCAGTTGCATCTCCGACATTATTAATTTGATTGACCCAATCTTCAAAAGCATGTCTGAGTGTGAAATTAGTATCATTTAAAACTGTTATGGTCCAAGTATCAAATGTTCTGTCACCAGCAATTTTTAAAATTCTACCTCTAAATGGAACGTCAATTGGTCCTAGGTTTGATGCTGGTAAAGCAGCCGCTTTTACCATGAATCTTTCTAAGTCAGAATTATTACCAACAAGAGTAGTTGGAAAAGTAATACTAACTTCAAAGAGGTTAGGTCTTGCGCCACCACCGGTTAGTTTATTTTTAAATTCTGTAATTGTTCTTAAAGACATTGTTTTTTACCTCTTTTAAATTAAACGGTTCCGATAATTTCTTCAAACGAAACACCAGTTCTGGTGGCAACAAACGTTAGACCGATAAAGTTAATCGATCTGTTTGGTTGTACGTAAATATCCGCAAGAAATTCATTATTATCAATTACTGCGGCAGTATTATTAGATTCATCACAAACAACTTTGAAGGATTGAACTCCTCTCTTTGCCTGAATATCACGTAAGAAAGGTTCAATAATATTTACAAAGTTATTTCTTGTAATTTCATCATTAAATTCAAATAGTTGATCTTTTGCTGCCGTAGAAATTGCCTCTTGGATATAGATAAACAATCTCCTTACATTAATTCTATCAAATGCCGATGGTTTTGCCAATCCTGTTTTGTCACCAAAAAGAATGATACCAGATCCAGGGGAGAATACAATTGGATTAATTCTGTTAGTGTATAATCTATCTCTTTGAAGTTGAGTTGGGTTGTATGCTAGTTTAATAGCATTTAATATGACTCCTCTAGAAGTTCCTGCTGGTGAGAACCATGGGAAATCATTAATATCAGTTCTTGCACACAATCCGGATGTATCACCATTTAATGGAATATATCTAAATGTATCATTAAATCTATCATACGTGTACTTATAACCACTATCAAAAACTGCATAAGAAGATGATGTAATAGGAGAATAGAAACTAATCAAATTATCAGTAATTGCATCCGATGCGTTAATTGATCCTGTATTATCAATAAGAGCGTCTCTATATGGACTAATGAACGCCATGCAGTCTTTTCTTGCTTCTGCTATGGAAATAATTTTATTCGCAAGGGATTGTGCCTCTGATTTAATATAATTTGCACTACCCATTAAAATAAAGTCAAGTCTATAATCTTCCGCATTCGATAGAATTGCGTATGACTCGGATAGTTTGCTGACAGTGGCTGACATACAACCGGCGGTCGTAATACCTGCACTGCCATCATAGTTTTTACCACCACCAAGAGTTATAGGATTATTTCCAGTAGCGGCAAAGTCTTGATTTGATGCCTTTTGGTCCCACCCATTATCTGTATCTAATGTAAAATTACTTGAATAAGTAATCGTGGTTATTCCTGCAGGAGTTTTACCACCAAAAATAAATCTAGAATTTATTTCTAAGTATCTTCTCCAGTAAGAAGGAGACCCTGCTGCAAATTCAGCATCGGTTGCTTTTGAAAGACCTAGATGCTTTTCTAGAATATTTCCAGCATTACCACTAATGGATCCATCATTATCAATTACTAAAACGTGTAATTCATCGAACCTTGCATTTCTATCAGCACCAAAACTAGTTGTGGTTGGTCTATCTGCTATATTATTCCAATATAATTGTGATCCACTATTAAGAGTAATATACTGCTCATCATACCAATCAGAACTAGTGTTGTAAGAAGTTGTCCCTACGGCAGTTGCATTACCAACGGTATGAATGGCAACAGACCCAGTACTGGAGAATTTATAAACTCCACCCACCTGATACTCTACATTAGTTGCGGTATTTCCGGCAGAAATATGGGAAAGTAATTTAACTGAAACTTTATTTTGTCCAATTTCAGTAATCATTCCCTTGAAATATCCATCAAGGAGTGATGTAGTTCCTGCTCCTGCTAAAACTGTGTCGGAAGGTACTGCTTGAGTAACTCCCATACCAACAGCAAGGGTTCCACCAACTCCACCGGTAGTAGCAATACCAGATAAAACTTGGTCTGCCTTTCCATCAATTAAACAAACTTGTAAAGAATTTCCCCATGATCCGGGATTTCTCGCAACAATACTAGCAGATGTGATGACATTTTCATTATACCCAAGTTGAGTATAATGTTCTGCACTTTTGATTTTAATATTTGCTGTGTCGGGAGATGATGCGTTTTTTAAATCAGTGTCATCAGTCCTAAGTACTCTTAAGGATCCCCCATAAGAAAGAAAGGATGATGCAACATACCAACTTTCATATTGTCTGTCTACTGAAAGTGGACCTCCAAAAATTGAATATAAATCTTGTTCACTTTGTATTAAAACTGGTACATTAACTGGTCCTTTTTGAAATGGTGCTGCAATGGCACCAATTTTTTGCGATAATGGATCAACTCTCCCACTTGTTAAGTCAACTTCTCTTACTATAATTCCAGGAGATGCTAAGTTTAGCGGCATCTTTGTTCTCCTCTACAATTCCAGAATATTCTAGAAGTATTTATAAATCACCTTATTTACATATAATCCCACATGTAAGATTTATCACCATATTCATCGGTATACCATCTATCACCATCTTCATCAACAAAACTTGACATTTCATCAATTCCATCTGCAATAAAACCAAAAGGTGCCATATCTTGTTCTATTTGATTTTTTTGCTCTTCATATATCCTCTTGCGGACATCATTGTCTGTCATTTCTTTAAAATAATCTTGTGCAACTAACCAAGAAAAAATAACAAGACACATTGCCAGATCATCATTACATCCTTCTTCTGCCTCAAATGAGTTATGTTTTTGTATAAAGGTTGTCAGTTCACTAATAATTTCATAGTCATTGACTATTAATTTATCATCTTCTATAAGCGTCCTTAAGTTTGAACATCCTAACTTTTTAACAGATGCGGTCATTCGAACACCTAGTTGAGATTTTTTACCACTAAATCCAGATCCAACTATTTGTCCTGCGCGTCCTCTCATAGAACACATTAGTATATTGTCGTATTCTAAATCAAAGTGTAAAATATTTGCTACTTGATCTCCAATATCATTTATTTCTGCCAAAACATATGAATTATTATATCCACGAGCAACATCATTTATAATACTTGGAAATAGCATTGGTTTAATTTCATTATTCCTATACTTTGCTACTGTTCTGTATGGAAACTCTGTAATATCAAAAACAATAAAAGTTGAATAATCACCACCAATACCTCTGGCAACGTCAACTGTCATTAAGTAATTGTGTTCTTCCTTTGGATTTTCATATACATCCAATCCTTTGTTTCTTTTAATTGGATCATCATATACTAGAGTTTTTAACTTTGCTGGACTAATAAGTGTATCAACGGACCCTAAAAATTCACATTCAAATTCAACTTTGAACTGTTGTTCGGAAGTGTTAGCAATGGTCTGCGCTTTCCACTTTTCATCTCTTCCCGGAACTTCTGCCCAATGAACATCCGTTGGAACATACTCATTCTTTTTTCTTTCGGCATCATGCCACATGCGATAAAAATGATTCATACCACGGGGGGTAGAAACAATAATTACCTTGGTACTTTGTCCTGATGAAATGGTAGGATATACAGAAGCAAAAAAGTCATCAGCGATATGATTTGGAATGAACGCAAACTCATCCAAGAATATGATGTTATATGATCCTCCACGCACCGCAGACGCCGATGTAGATGCTGCCATGATCTTTGACCCATTCTCTAGCTCCAAGCTCCCCCTGTTCCACTGTAGAACCCCTTGCTGCATCCACCTAGGGAGATTTTCATATGCAAGTTGTAGTCTCTGAAGAAGATCTCTTGCCGTAGATGCTTTGTTTGCAAGAATCGCAATATTTACATTATCATTAAAAAGTGCATAGTGTAAAAGGTAAGATACGCAGGTAGTAGATTTGCCTGTCTGACGAGGCATCTTGCAAATGTTGAATCTATTTTGATGGAAATTTTTAATTAATTTTTCTTGAAACTTATATAAAGAAAATGGAACCAATCCATGATCCAGAGAAACGATTTTAATGTAGTTTTTTGCAAAATATACCGGATCCTCTTTACATTTTAAAAATTCAATGATTTGATCTTCAGTAAATTGGATTTGTGTATTTGCTTTTTTTAAATTGGGATTACCAAGATATACGCTATCAGACATAAAATTATCTCCTATCTCAATATTTAACTTTAATCAACTTCCCAAATAAGAGAAGTATTAGTTGCAGTAACGTTAGATGCTTTTATTGCTAGAGAAATATTACTTCCAGGAGAAACTACAATTCTGTAACTACTCAAATCAATATTTAATGAACCACTACTAGGTATTGCATAAGATAAAATAGGAGTATTAGTAGTTTCACTTATAGTTCCATTTTCTTCTGAAACCAGTGCAATTGAATTTCCTCCTGGTTGAGTTCTAAAAATATGAGAACCTGTTGCTAAAGGAGCATCTAGAAATACAAAGACTTCAGCAGGTGCTTGCCCACTATTAAATGTCCCACTCAACCCTTTCATAATTATTTCTCTTGAATTAAGTACTCCATTATTTGTAGTTGGGTTTTGAACAGTAATTAAATGATTTACTACGTTTGCACTTAATCCTGCAGTACTTCTAAATGTGGAACTTGGATATACATTTTGAACAATTTTACCCTCAACACCCATCATTAGGGATGCTCCACAAACAGCAGCAGTTGAAGCAATACCAACACCACTTAAATTTGCGGCAGCATATCCAATTTTAAATGATGGATTATCTACCCAAGGAGTGGTATGTTTATTGCTATAATGGGCATGATGAAAGAAAATCATATCTCCATTTATTGGATTTTCTATAGCATATCTTTGCTCACCTGCACCCAACCAGCGATAATTGATTTGGAATACATTTAATTTTGTTGTATCTAAAGTAACTCCAGATGGATTTGATGTCCCACCAACACCAGTCAAATTATCAAGGTTCCAATCTTCCTGATATGTCCATTCTTCTGTAGCAACTTTACCAGATTGAATGGTTGTAAATGTTCCTACTGCTCCTGTTGTTCCTGGTATAAATTGAAAATTACCTGTCTGCGGACCAACTGAATTTGCTAAAAATATAATTGTATTATCTCTTTGGTCTGGAATGTGAGTTGCATATGAAGTACTGAATCCCAATTTTGCTGCTGTTGCCGATGTATCTGCAGAATCATTTACAAGAGATACACTATAAGAAGTTCCATTTAAAATAACTGTTGAAATTCCGGAAGAACTTGCTGCAGTTGTAATAGTAAGTTTTCTAATTTCTGCTTTTGTTCCATACTGACGAAGAATACCAAATTTTCCATTAGTATTAAATCCAACTTGTAGTGCAGATTCTTGACTAAAAAAACCTGCTCGTAAAGTTACTCCTACAGTAGGATTGATAAAGTGTGCAGTAAATCTAGCAACTCCACCTTGTCCCGGTCTGTACCTTAAAAATCTCTTTGAACGAACCACACTATATCCATATGCACTTGTTCCAGTTTCTGCAACAAATAAACTATTTCTTGTTGTTGCTATTCCACTGGTAAATGAATATGTTTGAAAACTGTTTGTTGGAAGACCATAGATTGGGTCCAACTGAACTACGGGAGTGAGTTCAGAAACTGCATATTCACCAAAAGCACCTCTACCAGTAGCACCTTCGCTTATAATATTTCCATACTGGTCAGCCTGGATATAAACCTCATGCAGGGTTCTTTCCTGATTCAAATAATCTTGTTGATTCTTATTCCATTGTGCCATAATTAATCAGTCCAAGTTAATCTTTCTGGTTGATATCTTTGTGAGTTTTTGATTTTTAAAGTGTTTGTGTTGTAAGAAGTTGGATAGAGTTGATGAACTATTGCTCCAGGATATTCGTCCTGAAGTTGTTCAGCGAGAGCATTCTTATCCATCATTTTACCCTCAACTTCTAATCTATACATCTTACCTTCCCATACCACATCGGCAATGAAAGATTCTCCAACTGGTTCTGATTGATTATCTGAACCATTAATATAAAGATTGCCGTTAAAATCGCCTGCAATATTAACGCTTTCTGAAATAAACTGATTAAAGGATTTCATTTTAGTTACAGTTCCAGCGACGGAGAGCTTTGTTGATTCTTGAATCTGGATCTCTTGCAGTTTCTGCAGATGTAAGTTTGTCTTTCATCCCAGACATACGACTACAAAAGTTTTTACGACGATTTGCTCTCTTACCACTTGGATTCTTTTCAGTTACTGCAGTTTGTAATTTAGAACCAGGATTTTCGCGGCGATATGCTTTAACTGCAGCAGGACTTAGACCATCAGTTTTATCTTTGCGATTTACTGACTGCCAATCTTCGGCAAATTCTTCCCTCCAGTTTGAATATAATTTTTTCTCACCAAGAAGTTTACTGCCAATTCCTTTACTTGGTTTTAAAGATTCTGGTTTAATAATATCAACAAATTCTGCATAATGATTACCATGTGCATCCTCAATCGAAATTGATTCTGGGACACAGTTTGGAACTTCTTTATCACCTTTCATTTTTGTTGGGGGATTTCCTAGTTTTTTCCCACTCCAACACTTACTTGCGCCAACATTTTTACGTGCCTTCTCAATTCCCTCTTCTATATCAGTTTCCTCAATATTTAAAGTTTTTGGGTATCCTTTTTCGCCTGGTTTTGCCGGTCTTTCTCCACGCTTTCTTTTGGCATGAATGTTATGCCAGAGACCTTTTTCTTCTTCATCAATGGCATTTGATTCTGAAACTTTATTATCACTTGACAAATATTCAGCAGCTGTTGTGATAAAGTCAGCAGCTCTTGTTATTTTTGATTGCACCCAAGCTGGAAGTTGCTGATCTGGTTTTTTAATAATTTCTCTTAATATTTCAATAGATTTTTCGATGGCATCTAATTCAATTTGAGCCATGTATCCTTCTTCATCTTTTATTTTTCCTGAAGCGATTTCTTTGTGATCTTCAGGAAGTAATTCCTCGTTTGCCGGATGAACTGTTGCAATATTGTACTTCATTTGATTTAATGATAAAGGCTCTCTAGCGTACCTTTCCCACATTGTAGGTCCATATGAACAATCTTCTTGGGTTTCAAATTTTCTGCATAACCTACAAAATTTGGTTTCACCAATTTGTTCAGTTTTTGGTGTTTTTTCTACTTTTTTTAATTTTGTATAATAATCTGGAAATTCATCAATATGTTGAAGTGCTGTAATTTTTGCAGAATTTGGATCTGTAGTATGCTCCCCTTCTACCTTTGTTCCCATTCGGACTTGCTTTTCAATAACTTTCAGGGAAACTTTATGTTTTTTGGCAAGTTCTTCTGGAGATTTATAAGATTTTACAGGGCCTTTGGGATCTCTCATCTACCTATTTTAATTTATTCTTTATTATTTAGAAAACCTTGTTTAAGTAATTTTGATAACTCGGAAGTTGATCCCACAAAAACCGCATTATTTGTAACGTTATTGGTTGTTTTTACAGACTGGTCTTCAACGTCTTTAACTTTTTTTTGCAGGTCTATAAGTTTATCAGTGACGTCTCCAACACTTTTTATAAGTTGACCGGCAACTTCATATGCTCTTGGAGATTCGCTTTCACCGGCAAGTTCCATAATTCCATTAATTGCCTCTTGCCCCTTTTCTATCAGTGAGTATAAATTTGCTCTAGTATACTCATAATCTTTTTTTATATCTTGTTTTGGTTCTTGTATTATGATACTTTCCTCACTTTTTTCTACTTTCACTATTTTACTTTCGATATTTAAAGCACTGTTAATTGATTCATAATTGTCTTTCATATTAATATCTTTTAAACATCAATTTGTCTAGGTGGACTATAACTTCTAGAATCTGTAAAGTCAGTTATTGTCTCATTAAATCCAAAATCATCATCAGGTCCTGCTGTAATTGGATCTGGAGTTAAAGTATATCTAACCTCACGTTTTGCATTAGCAGTATCTGTAGATGAATATACATCAACTTGAACTTTTTTAATCAACTCATCAGTAGTTGCAGAAATTGGACCGAATATATGCGTTTTAGCCATAAAATTTAATGTATATATTAAAATTCTTCTGGTCGAAAAATCACCCTCATAATCATCCTGAAAAGAAATATTTTCTAGGACAATTGGAATATCCTTTTTTTCCCCAATAGAATCTATTAAGTTAATCGTTATATTAAAAGCCGGTTGAAAAAATGGCAGTATTTGCTCAACAATTTGAAGAGCATCCTCATTCAATTTTGTCATTATATTTAATTGAAATCCAATATTATATGGAACTGGTAAAAATACTTTTTTAGATTGATTTCCATCATCTAAAACTTTAAAAGTTTGTGTTACTCCAGTTTTTCTAGACGCATCATATTGTAAAGAAGTCATCTCAAATGACATTCTTGGTAAGGTTATTTGAATTGATTTATTCAAATCCGGTTGCTGTTCAATTCTAGCAAGAAATTTTTGAGTTGGACCATATCCAAGAGGAACTTTTATGGAACTGATACTATCACCATCACCATCTTTATGGCGAATATAAATCTCATTAAATAAATTACCGAACCCTACAACTGTTTTTTTAATTATCTCGTGATAAAAATAAGTTCCTAGCATTAATACGACCCAAATGGATTTCTTTCAGAAAAATCTAAAATAGATAAGGCTTCTGTTTCTATTTCATCATTTTCTGAATATTTATCATAGACATCGAAGTCATTATATTTTTTAAGACTATAAACTGCAGATGAAGAAGATCCGACGATATTTTCTCCCAAAATAAAAGATTTATTTGTATCAATTCCAACAAAAGAAACTTTTAGTATCTTATTTGCAGACATCCATGATTTAACCCTTGCCTTTGTGCCAGATTTTGATCCGATTACTATTTCATTAAACTTATAAGTTCCAAATCCAACTATTGTTTCTGGTGGTGCAATTGTTATTATTGGTGTAAATGTATATCCAATGCCAGGATTACTAATTCTTATAGTTGCTATGCCAGAAGAAGTATTTAAAACACTCGTAAGTTTTGCTGTTATTGCAGCACCAACATTTGGCGATTGGACAGTAACGGTTGGATTTGTTGAATATCCAACCCCATTTATATTCATAAGTATAGATACAATTCCATATAGATTAGTTTCTATACTACAAGTTATTGCAGCTCCAATTCCTCCCCCACCGGATATAGTAACTTCTGGTGCTACAGTATATCCATATCCGGGACTTATGAAAAGTATTTCTTTTATGGAATCAGAACCAGATACTGATGTTGTTATTGCAACTGCTTGCGCCGTTCCTCCCGGCACTGGCGATTCTGTAAACGAAATTGATGGCGCACTTGAATAATCATATCCATCATTATTAATATAAATTGATCTAACATATCCAGTATTAATTACCGCAGTTGCACTAGCAGTGCTTCCAATTCCAGACAGTGACAGTGTGCTAATATATCCATGATCTTGAATAAGAGTATCTAATTCTTCTACAGATGTATCAATAACCTCATCTTCATATTCAAATAATTCACATTTTACCTCATAAACGTAAGTTTTTCCTAACTGATAAAATGGTTGTTCGTGCTCAACAAATTTAACTTCAAATAATCTTTTTCCTAAAGGAAAATAAATTAAATCTCCCTCTTTTGGTCTAGTAATTATTTCATAATCACCTTCATCACTATCTGTCAAAAATGGAGATATAAAATCTTCAAATCTTTCCCTTGAAATTATTAATGTAACCTCATCTCTTAAGCTCATTCCAAATTTTGTTAAAATATCTCCAGCCCCAGTATATCCATCATAATTTGAAATATAAGCTTCTAATAAAAAATTATCATCAAATTTTGATGAAGTAACCTCTTTAATAATTGTCTCTTTACGAACGAATCTTCTTGGAATGTAAGTAACTTCTATTCCATATATTTTAAGTTGTTCGTTAATTAAGTCCTGTACAAGTCTCTGTTCACTAGGAGATCCTTGTTGAAAAAAGGGATTTAGTGCCATTATTTACCCGATAAAATCGTAGGGAGGTAATTCATATTCTAATGTCATTCTCTGCTTAATATCTTCAAGTTCTCTTTCAGCATCTTCATACATTTGTCTACCGTTTAATTCAATTCCACCAGGTAATTTAACACCTTGAAATTTAATTAAATTTTGACCCCATTGTTTTTTAATTAATGCAGTTAAATATTTTTTCAAAAAACTATCATTATATACCTTTGTGAAGGCATTTGGATCTAGAGCTCTATAACAATCTATAACTATAAATTTTCCTGCTCTTTCGGAAGCCCAATCAATATCAATGTATAATCTATTTTGCCTCTTGTTAAATCTAATTTGTTTATCTGTTGTAAGTAAAAAGTCTATATCTTCCAAATAAGATTTGACCATGGCATATTGTAAAAGTTCAACCGAATTAAAATAATACAAATCATTCAAAAATAATTGATATTTAATACTAAACATTCCACCTGAAATGGAACTAGTATCAAATTTATATATTTTTTCTATACCAACTACCGAATCTGGTACTTGAATGTAATTTGAAGATTCATAAAAATTAAAGTTTTTTGTAACGCCATTAATCACACTTGATGAAGAAGTTGTTGTTATTCCAACTCCACCTGGAGAAATTCCTTTACCTCTATCAATATCTTCTTGGGTAATTTGATACTTGAGATACATTCTTTCAACGCCATCATAATGTCTTTCATAAAAATATTGAAGTGCATCATCAACTAGATCATCTACTTGATCTTCATCTACGTTTATTTCTAATACCGGAGCACCTAAACGCCTTAAACAATAGTCTATTAGTTCTTGTCGTGAGGCTGGTTTTGACATTTTTAATTTTGCGAAAATTCACTTTAAATCTTAAAAATATTTATAATTTAATTAATAAGATCCGCCGTCTAAATCTATATTGCAATTTCTATTCAGATCAGTATCTAAAGCATTGATAAAATCACAAGGTAATCCGGGAGAAATTGGCTCAGTCGCGGCAGCAATTAAAACATCATCAGGGTTTACGAATTCATATAACCCCGCTGAAGCATTGAACATTAGGATATATTTATCATTTAAATTTTCAACATCTATATCCCTTAAATCATTTAATGAATTTGCAATCGAAGATGCTGATACTACCTTTACAACATTTTCGGTGCCTACTCTAGCGCGAATATTTTCGGTATTTACTCTAGCGCGAATATCGGACATTATTTTGTTACTCCCTCTCTTACTAAAACCATCCCTTCTACTGCTCTAGATTTTTTTCCAAAAGAATCTGAAATGACAACATCATAAACATATCTTCCTGGTTTTAATGTAGAAGTAATAGCAGTGGTTAAACCAATTCTAATTTGTCCCAGTGCTCCATTTATCACAGTTGAAGCGAAAGAAACATAATTTGAACTAGAAGCATGTTTTCTCATTTGAGATGAGACAGTATAGCTAGTTAAGTTTAAAACATCATTAGTTGAAGTATTTTCAAGTGTAAAAACTTGATCAAAATCTGTTCCTGCATTAATTACTAAATTACTAACGTATGCAGCGGACATTATTAGTTACTATTAACACTAAAAATATTTATATTTAAAGAGGATTGATATTAATCATACACAAAACCTCTTGTTGTCTTAAATATAGTTTTAAATATAATTTGGACATTTTTTTCAATTCATCAATATTTAAACAGTCAATTAATCTTGATTGACGTTCATATTCAAAAGATTTATCTATTGTTTCTAATATAATTTCATTTAATTCCATTTAAAACATCCCTCAATAAAGATTTAATTTCTTCAATATCATTTTTAATTTGTTCAATTTCATCATTTTTTCTTTTTTTATCATTTCTCATTTTAACATACTGAGAATATTCAAATGTATCACAATTAACTATTGCTCCTGAATTTTTATCTCTATAAAGATTTTTATGTCCATCAACTGGAATTAGCTCTTTTTTGTCCATTTTATGCAAGTGCAATGGCTCTCAACTCTTTAAATTTGGGTATTTTGCATTCATTTGTACTTATCATTACAATTTTAATAGCAAAAGCATTAAATTGATCTAAATTGTCTACTTTATACTGATACTCTCTAAATTCACCATTTCTACTTTCAACTACTTTAGAATCTGGAAGACCACTATTTTTGGTGTCATCAATAATCAAATCTCCAAGACCATCACCATCAGTATCTCTCAAATTATCATATCCTGGGAATAATTCAAAAGATGGATCCACATCATCAGTTCCGGATTTATAAATTTGATATAAAACTCTGAAATCACATTCTGATGGTCTTTCAGAAACAAAAGAAACTTGTAAAGAAGTTGCTGGTTGTGCCAAACTTACTTTTTTGGAAATATAAATTGAGGTATGGGGATCTCCACTCACTAGATTAACTCTACCGTCAGATGGATAATTTGAAATAGGATTATTAATTCTATTTCTATTGTAAATTACAAATCCATTTTGAGTATCAACTACAGGAGAAAGATTTTCATCAGTAGATTTCAAAGTTAATTTCATAGTAAAAGATTTACTTTGTGGTAAAGATGATAATTTATCAGATTCATTGGACCTAGATGCCACCATTCTTGGAGTTGAGAAATAATTAATCTTATTCAATTCAACATCTTCATATCCCATATCCAAGAAGGACTCTTCATTTCCACCAGCACTGGTAGATGTTACAGTTCTTACTTGTGCAGTAAGAGATGTATTTTGACCAGGTGTTATTGAAGAAAATTGAGGAACTATAGCACTATATTGTATGTTTTGGGTGACAGAAACCTTACTTCCACCTAAAGAAGTTTCATTAGAAAAACTTAATTGTGCATTTCCCGCAGATCTTGGAGATCTATCAATTTCTACATGGTAAGTATCAAAATCTCTTAAAGATTTCAAATAACTATTATTAGACATAGTTATATCAATGTCGTTAATTCTGTTAAGAGAAATACCATTAATCTCATACTTATAGACAGGAGTACCTATTGGATGTATCTGAATTTGGGAATCTTGTATTCCTCTTTCCTTAATACTCAAAGAACCTGTAGAAATTGCATCATATTCTATAACCTCATTTCCAATTAATACATAACCTCTAGAAGTTGATATTCCTTCAAAAATTCCAAATGTACTACTACTGATCACTGATATTGATGTATCTGTAAGTGAAAGATCTGCAGACAAGTAAGTTGGAACAGTATCTGGGAATATTCCAGATATTCTTAAAACATTAGTATCAGAATGCATACCATGATTAAACTGATTGATTTCAATAACATTTCCGGAATATAAATCACTTATCAACGTTGATGAAGTTGTATAGGTATTTGCCATACCCACCCACGACGATCCATTATAATAATTAAGTGATGTAGTTGTATTGGGATAAAAATCTTCTCCCTGAACATTAGTTAGATAGAGAGTATCAATGCCATTGATCGCACTAACAGTTAAAGTTCCCTTCGATCCTCTGAATACATTTGAAGTTGTTATTCCTAACTGATCACCAACTACATACCCATTTCCATTTTCAGTAGATATTGTGGCGGAAGTGACTACACTAGAACTAACTACTATGTTTGCTGTAGCTCCAGTTCCTTCTCCAGTAATTGAATATAGGGGAACATTACTGTATGATCCATCAGAATATCCAATGCCAGGATTGGTTATAGTAAGAGATGAAATTTCAGATCCAATATTTTCAATATATCCATATGGAATAGATCCGCCAGCGCCAACTTGCTTTCCAATTGTCAGTATACCGCCAAGACCAGTTGAAGTTGTAACTCCAACTCTTAATTTTCTTGGATATGTGATAATTGCATTATCAACTAATTTTGGAATGTTACTATCCGATGTAGTTAAGTCTGGATTGTAATATACAAGTTCTCCGGAAGATGATGTGAATTTCGCCTTATATAAAGTAAATTTCAGATCTTCATATTGACTTGCAGTCCATATTGTACCGTTTTGAGATTTAAATAAACTTCCCCCAATATATTGCGAAGTAACTAAAACAGCTTCAGCATCTGGAAGATTTTGCGTTTCAATTGTAGTCTCACCAGTTCTGGAAATCCAAACCTCATTATTATCTGAAGTTGGAGATAATAAAACTACGGCGTATTCAGTATCTGGTTGTAAATAAACTGGCGACGAGAATTTAACATTTGTAGCAAGAGAAGCATCTTTTGATGTATTAATTTGATTTGGGAATATAACGGTTGATGCATAGTCTTGAACAACTTGACTAGTTGGAGTACCCAATTCAACCGTTCTAATTTCCACATATACTGGTTCAATAGGATCCTTATTTGAAAAATAGAGGTCAACTGAAGTTAAGAATGCTCCAGTTTCATCAACAGTAAATGATTGTGCTAAGGGATCCTTCCCTCCTCTCTTACCGCCGTTATTGGGCACAGGCTCGGGCGCAGGCGGCGGCGGTGGGGGTGGTGGGGGTGGAGGTGGATTTCTAACTTGAACTATGGTTGTAACCGTTGTAGCAATGACTCCTGATGTTGAATAAATTCCAGAAGCTTCACTAGATAAAAGAGTGCTGCCTGGTATTTGCTCTTGATTAGAAGAATTTGCATTTAATTTAAAAGTACTTTCTCCGGTGGGAACTTTTAGAATTGGATTTCCGATATTAGGATCTCTAATCCAAAAACATCCTATAAGTTGTCCAACAGAGTCTGTAATTAACCTAATATTTGTGATTCTAGCTACAGCACCACTATTTCTGCCATATAATTTCTGATCAGTAGTTATATACCCATAATATCTACCCAATGACTCATCGGATAATGCCCTAGTATCCAGATTTAAAACTGTAGATGTTCCAGAATAGGCTGTTGGTAGAGTCTGTGCTATATTATATGGATTTAGATCGTAAGTATACTCTGGATTATTATATGCTCCATACTTGTGGTTGGGTTGAGCAACTCTACACTTAAAGTCTCCAGATTCATTAATAACATCTTCTCCAACTTCGAAGAATCCCGAAATCATTTCTATTTCAACTAATTTGGGAATAATATCAATCGCAGAAGAATCATTTAAAAATGGATAATGTTGGGTTACTGCTCTTAAAGCACCAACCATAAATTCAACGTTTCTTGCCCTTGTATAAGGATCATTGGTATTGGTAGTAACTACAGTCCCAACATAATCATAACTTGCACCATCATTTCCGGTAGTAGTAGTCTCATATTGTGTTATTGGAATATTTCTTATCCATGAGTCCGATTGTGGATTTAATCCAATTGAACCAACATAAGAAATAACATTGAATGGATTTATATTTTCAACTCTAGATGCAAATGGTTGCTTAATCCATTCAACTTCCTCATAGTTTAACGTGATTAGATCTCCAGTCTTTCTAATATTTGAATCTAACAAAGTTAAATTTGAAGAATAATCTGCAGATTCTGGATTAATATCTGGGCTAAGTGCAAGTATTGGTTTTAAAGACCAATTGTATTGAATTGGTTGTAATACTTGCTCATCTGGATCAACAGAGCATTGCGTATCAGCATTCTCTAAATCAAGTAAAGATACTCCTTGGAAATCATCTACAAAAAATCCTGACTTAAATCTACTTAAACCATCACTGTCTTGAATTTGCAATGCTTTTGTATCTACTTCAAGTAAAGTTAAAGATGTTAAAGACTCTAAATTAGAAACTCTATCCTCTATCTTCCCAATATCTCTCATGGTATATCTTCTATTATCAATTATTGATATTGGAGTATTTTCAATTTCACTATCATACAAGTATGCTGGGAAATTGATAATTGCAATATCCATCACCTCTTCATTGTTCAAAGGTTCCTTAGGATTTAATGAAGAAACACCTTTGATTAATGATAATTGACCCTGCTTATTTAATACCAATTTATCAGTTCTTGGTAAGTAATAACTATAACTAATTCTAGAAGATTCTCCTGGAGATACTACTAAATTTGGGGTTGATAAAAATTGTCTACCATCATAGTAGAATGGTGATAAACTAGTATTGGTAAATTTTATAAGTCTTGGTCTAAAATCAAGTACGTCAGTAGCTCTAACTTTATTTCCTGTTGTATCGTAAGTATAATCTAAAAGTGGAACATCATTATTATACCTTTCAAGTGGATATGAATTTACCGTATAAAGATCTCCAGTATCATTTGCTGGAAGATCATACCAATCGAAAATAATCAATAATTTTCGTGAAGGTGCGGTTGTATTATCAGTTCTTACAATTCTCGAATAATCATAAAATTGTGTTCTTTGCCCCTTATCTAAGAAGTAAGAAGAAGTTATATTTAAATAATTTCCATTTGTAATGGAAATAATATTTGTTGTTATTTTAGATTCGGAAAAAACAACTGTTTCTCCAGTAACAAACGTATTGGAATTTAAATATACAAACTCAATTTCATTGGAAGTTCTGTTAACAACTTGTGCAACAGCACCAGATGTTTGACCAATTATCTGTTCTCCAACATAACTATTCGTATTTAATGATAATCCGGAAACAAAAGTTAATTTGTCCAGAACTGGCGTGGAAGAATCTAGAGATTCATACACAGCAATTATTTTCACAGCATCGGGCACGTTGAGAGATATTTCTTTGTCTTCGATTCTCCAACCATAGTATTTGTTATATACCAACCCACTTGTCGATGTTGAAACTCCAGAATTAGTTTTATCAACAATTAATTTTTCACTTCTAGTATAAATTTTCGTCTTGCTTCTGACGAAGCTTTTATTTACAGATACATTAACAGTAACATTACTTTGACTTGGGGTTAAACCACTAAATGTAACTAGTGTACCATCTTGATTTACGTTAACTTGATCTGATGTAAGACTTTCAACAGTACCACTTGAATAGATGACTGAATATTTTTCTTGATCAAATGGAGCAAAATAAGCACTTGTAATTCCACTCAAACTCGAATTTGAAATGGAAAGTGCTCCAGATCCATCAGTTGATTTTTGCCTAATTTGTAATGAGCATGACAGTGAAGAGTTTGAAAGATCTACATTTGATATATTTGGATATGCTAAAGGAGAATATAAAGATGCCTTTTCTTGATTTTTTAATTGTGGTTTTAATATTTTGAATTGAGTTGTTATAGTCGATCCTGGGAGAGTTGAGGCACAAATTCCAGAAACAGTCGGAACGTCATTTGTAACCACCATGGATAAACCATCGGAAGCAACTGAGACAACTCTATTAAAAATTAAATCCGAAGATCCCGTATTTTGATATGAAATAATAGCATCACTTCTAATTCCAACAAAAGATCTTCCCGAACATGTTACGGTTCCACCACTAGTAATTGAAATTTGATCAGATGAGCTAAATCCTTTCACAATTTCTTCATATAATACAGTATCAGCAACAAAGTCGATTGGTATTTGACCGCCGCTTATTGATGTAACATCTTGCCAAACTGATTTAACATCTTCAGATGTGTATTTTTTAATACTCTGTATTGATCTACTAATTTCAGTAGTTCCATTAATTCTTATTTGCTCACCGTCAATAAATGATCCGGAAATTTGAGACAGTATGATTGATGTACTATTAGCAGCATCTTGAGTAGTGTAACCAGATGCTCCGCTACTTACACCTTCAATAAATGAAGATTCTGGGCATTCTGCAGTACTTAATGCCTGATTAACTGTAAGAGTCGTAAATAATTGAACATCGAATAAGTATAAGTCCCACTCACTAGTAGCGTTAGTATAAGCTGCATCCGTTAATCCATAAGAATAAACTCTTGCAACTCCTATTTGAGTTCCTGTGCCAGCACTAGTTGAGTTTCTTCTTCTATTGTACAGATTTATAATATTTGTACTTAAACTAACATCAACTACAGGTGTTCCATAAACACGATTTACTCTCAATAAATTTCCCATTTCAAATGGAACAAATGCTGTTGGTTCCGTAAATGTATCTCTGGGTTTTTCAACATCTAATATTGTATTACCTGGCAATGTAACATCATATCCATAAACATATGCTATACCAGGACTAACATTAATACATGCTAAATTATCTGAAGGGGTACTTCCTTGACTGGTTTTTTGTGATGATAAATAAATTCCATTATTTGAAATTCTATCACTTAATGAATTTTGAACATTAATCTTAAATTTACTTAAGGTATAATTTCCAGATTCTTCGTAGGTTCTTTTTGCAAAATAATCTTTAATAATTGAATACTGAGTTTCATTCTGAAGTTTCTTTACCTCACCTGCTTCAACTCTCAATAATTCAATAAAGTTTTTATCATCAAAATCATCGATTGGCTTTTTGGATAATAATGCTGAAATTTTTAATCTGTCTGCTCCCGGAGCAGAATAATTTGAAAATCCAGTTGCATTATCCGATAAACTTTGATCTTCGTTAGAATTAACTACATCTTCAAAAATAGTCAGTCCAACTCTATATGAAGTTTGGTTTGAATATGGACTTAGAATAATTTTAGAGGTTGGAACTCTTACAAAAACACCTCTAATGTAGAAAATTCCTTCAGTCATACTGACAATGGATCCTACACCAGATCCATCAAAATCAACAACTGTTGCAACAGTGTTATTTTCGTTTATTGTAGTGTTTCCATACACTATAGACTCAGAAATTTTTAAACTTTCCCCATTTTGAAATATTTCACTTTCAAAAGATTCTCCTGAGGAAGTGTATTTGACGTATAAAGTTATATCATTAACATCTTCATCTGGTGGAATACTATAATTTTGAATAGTTGCAACAACTCCTGATATTTCACCAGTTATTTTCTTTCCAACTAATTCGGAAATATACACCAAAACATCTATTCCCAAATGCTCTGGATTTATCTTTATAGAATAATAAAGAGGATCATATACAATTGATCCTGGAATAACTACAGATCCATCTTTAAAAAAATGATTACCTATCGATTCTACTTGATTTTGTAGAATTGACTGTAAAGTTGTTAGTTCTCTCGCCTGAACTGGAAATCCAGGTTTAAATAAAACTCTGTAAAAATTTTTGTTTGCGTCAAAATCATCAAAATATGGACTTACATTTAAATTAGTTTTCTGAGGCATTTTTTAAAATTCCAAGATAATTTTAACGTCTTCTTTTTGTCTTAAATTTCGGGAAATTAATGCTCTATTATCCAAATAAATTATTTGTCCCGTCTTTTTATTTATCTCCGGAGAAGCCAAACCGTTTGTAAAATTAACACCTAAATTTATTATTGAATTTCCAGTTGTATTTGTGCTAATACCACTAAATGATGTATCAATTGATCCAGAAAATCCACCGGATGAACTTACACTATTGTTGGAAGATACAAAAGGTAAAACTTTGGATCTAGTTGAGATCCCAACATAATCAGTTTCGTCTAAAGTATTTGTATTAAAATACAATGAACGATCTTGATAATACTTTAATACTCCAGTTTCGCTGTCAAATGAACTAACATATCCATATGCAATTCCATCTGGTACTTGCTGTTGAATAACAGACCCGACAGTTATTGATCCTGGACTTGGTGACAACTTTAGTTTTAGTGATGAAAGTGCTGAAAATTGATTTTCATTAAAAACAGTAGAAGAATTATAATATTGAGGATTTTTAATAACTCCAACTTGAGAAAATTTAGTGTCTGTTGGAAAATCTTTGGTCGAATCATCAAATCTGCCGTAGAGTAAAACTCTATCAGCCCCTAGTTCTGTATAGATATCATATCCATGCCCCTTTGAAGGTGGTATGATAGGAATTAATTTTGCATAAGTACTTGGATTTTGTGTGGTTGTTGATTTCAAATCTACAACACCATAAGTATATCCTGTTCCGCCAGTTGTTACAGTTGCATCAATAATAGTTCCATTAGAATCTAAACTAATTAATACCTTTCCTCCAGTACCATCTCCAATAATATCAACTTCTCCAAGATTACTATACCCAAACCCACCATTTTCAATATAAATCTTTTTAATTTGATTTTTATTAACTTCACTATTTCCATTACTTCTTATTGATTCAATTTGAGCATCTGTAGTTGTTTCCCAATCATTAGGAATAACAACATAATCGGTGGCATCGAATTTAATAATATCGGATGGTGAGACTGTAAACAAATACTTCCAAAGATATCCATCTCCACTTTCTCCCGCTTTAGATGGATCTAAATCTGTAAAAGTAGGCTCATCTTGCGAGGCATTTCCTTTTATATTTGTCCCAGAAGATCCGTTGTCTATGCAGATATAAACTTTATAATCTGCATTTACAACATAGTAATTGCAGTCATAAAGTCTTGATGATGATGTAATTGGTGACAAATTGGTAAGGCTATAATCTTGGCGATACATCTCATATCTTGTGCCTTTAACCCAATCTATTTTTCTAACTAATCTGCGAACATTATTTGTTGTGATTTTTTTACCAAAAATCATCGTATCACTGGAATGGTTAAAATAACTAAAATTATCTGTTGGCGTTGGTGGACTATCGTTCCAATTAGAAGTTCTTCCGTAACCAACTTGTGTTGGGTTAGACAATCCCAAAAATATATAATACGAATTATTAGTGTTTTGTATTGAATCTACAAAATTACTCGCATTTAATATCCTAAAATTATCTGATACAATTGCAGACATATACTAATATGTTTTTTTATATTTATATTAAATCATCCAGTAAGATTATCATCTACAGATCCACTGTTATTAAATCCATACCCTCTTCTCTGAATTGTTGGGAAGGTAGATAATCCAACATCAACAGTATACCCACTTATTCCAATAGATATAGGATTTTTTCTGACCATAGATGATAGTCTACCCCAAGAAAATTTTCCTAAATTAGATCCAATACTATTAATACCGGCAAGATTTGAAGTTGACTTAACATTTACTACTATTTCCGCATTAATTCCACTTGCAGAAATTGATGCAACCGTATAAATGTTATTTAAAAATGACGTTCCAATTCCAACAACATCAGAATCATTTACATATATTGAAGTTAATCCTGCACCTACTGCTGTATCAAAAATAAGCACAGGATATCCAACATTTAATGTAGCAAAATTAGATACATTTATTAACGAATATCCAGATATTTTTAAATTAAATTTAATCCCTAATGGATTTGATCCAGTTCCAGTTGTTGCCGCTATTCCGGTGATTATTCCAGAAAATCCTTGAACTGAAGCGATGTCAAAAACATTTTCAAAAGAAAATTCTGGGAATGGTGCTATTATTTTTGGTCTATTTGATATGCTATATCCTAATCCAGGATTGGATATAACAATAGGTGTTGAAAGTGATCCATTAACAACCGTTGCAAACGCTTGTGCAGTAGATCCAATACCAGTGTATGTATTTTGTGGAGAAGCTATCTTTAACTCCGCCGTCAATCCAGTGTACCCACTTCCACCATTCAAAATCGCAATAGATTGAATTGTTCCGGCAGACGAAACAACGCAAGTTGCGGAAGCTGCAACTAAAGACACCTGAGGTATGATCATTGCATTGAAGTCAATTATTTGCACACTAGATCCTGGATCATCTTCTTCATAATTAAAGAATCTGGCATCATCAACAAAAATTTGATTATCTGCCGCAGATACACTCTTGATTATTTTTGCAGTTGGGTATATTAAAGACTCTAAAGAATTTCTAGATTTATAGAAATATTCTCCATTAAAAATTTTATCAGACTTTTGTTTTGTCCAACTTAATGGTTTGTACTTATTAACATCGGTTTCTATTCCCTTCCCAAAATATAAATTTGTTTCAATTTCGTCAGAAGTTTGAATGCCAACAACAGTTCTTGAATCTTGAGTTAATGATCCCAGTACATAGTTATTTTTAAACATTCGTACAGTGTCACCAGGTTTTATTGTTTCGACAACGTCCACAATAACTGTATCAATATCTCTAGTTCCTCTGTAAAAGAAGATAGAAATATTATTTTCTGCCTTTGGAGCTTCTGTAAATGCAAAAGATGATCCACCAGTAAATTGATAAGAGGTTCCTGGATCTTGAATAACGCCGTCTATAAAGATAATTAAAACTGAATTTAAATTAAGAATGGGATCATCGGTTTCAAAAGTAAGTAGTTCACCTTTATACTTTAAAGGAAATCTTTTTCTAGATCCATTTTGCAATGATTTAATTGAATCCATATAATCTAACTCACCAAACTGCCAGGAAGAAAATGAATCAGTAAAGATATCAGTTGCAGTTAAAGTAAAATCAAATACTGGAGAAGCAAGTCCTTTTGCAGTAACTAGACCCACAGGTTTAAATACATCTCCCAGTTTAAATCCATAACCAGGTCTAGTAATTTTAAATGAAGATACTTGGAAAAGTGTTGATCCTATCCCAACATTTTCTGAAGGGGATACCTCAAGATTCATTAATAAACCAACTCCAGTTTCTGTTGTAAGACCAACTCCTATTCTAGAAACTCCAACCACAGAAAGATTCTCATATGTTGGTTCGGGAATGATTATAGATGGATTTGCAGAATATCCAGTTCCTCCAGATACAACAGTAAATCCTGTAATTGTTCCACCCGATCCAATATTAGCCCGTATAACTGCAATATTTCCAGTATGACCAGATTGAGTTACTCCTATCGAAACCTGACCATAATAACCCGAACCGAGATAATCAGAACTGCCTATGGATACTCCAGTAATTGATCCACTACTAATTGAAACTCTATTAGACCACGAGGTTAGGGAGGCACCGACAAGAGGTGCAAATCCCAACCCTGGAGTTGATCCCAATGAAACAATAAGACCATTACGAGGAAGTTGATTTTGATTAACATCATAGTCTGAAATTATGATCTCACTATTTGTTGAGGTTATTCCAGTAAAAACAACTTTAGTTTCTGATCCAACTTCGGTAAAGAAATAATTATTTCCTGCATTATTTTCAGTTGTTGGAGTTTGGAATATATCATTGATGAATAATAAACTATTTCCAGTTTCAATGCCGGTTGTATTAATCCCCTGGACAGTCAATGTCATTGTTTGACCAATTCCAGTAAACTGGGATGAAATATCATCATATAGTGTGTTTGTTACATAATCCTGTCTCAAAAAGACCCGACCATTAAATTTTGATTTAATTATTGGTAAATTTGATGGAGTTTCATCTAAACTATTTTGACCCTTAGGTGGAGATATGAAATGTAGTCTACTTTTAACAATATCATATGCTCCAGTATAGACTCTAACCTCTGAAGAATCATTATGAACTGTTGCTGCACTACCCAAAACTGCTCTAGAAACATAAACAAGATTATATGTTCCAATTCCAGTTATTTCTGAGGATGTGGATGTTCCAATACCAACTCCAATAACTTCAACATATTCATCATCTATTTTTAAAATAGATTTTGGAAATATCGTGCTAATACCAGTTAAAGAGAAAGTTGTTGCAGATCCAGTTATTTGTCCACCATTGTAAATAAGATTATGTGAAACTGGAGACCATTTAATAGGACTCTGGACCACTCCATCTAAAGATATAACTGTTTTTGATAACTTTTTAGTCATATCTAATTGATGAGCATTTCCAGATGCAGTATCTGTGAAAGTAACTCCTATACCAAGATCTGCAAAATCAGATCTAGTTGAAATTCTAAACTGATCATTGGTTATCTTTATAGCATATACATCTGATGGTAAAATGGTTGTAACAAGTCCAACCGAATTTAAAGTTGCACCTATGCCTAATGGTACAGGTAAAGAACTTGTGAAGGTAGATGCGGGTGTATAAACTAACTGTTCTCCGGTATTGAAAAAGTGATTTTTGATCGTAAATATTCCAGTAGAAGGATCCAAGACTGTGGGATTATTTGGATTAAATGTTTTTGTAAATATTGGAGTTCCATTAAATCTCACATCAAATGAACTTTTATCGTATCTATTTCCGTTAATAGAATCGAAGAATCTTAAATAGAAAGATTCTCTAACATTGCCATATTCTAAAGATTCTGGATCACTTAATTCATCATAAAGATAATAGAACATTTGATTATAGCTTTGAATTTTCATTTCTCCGGTATGAGAAGGATCTGGATAGAAATACATATCCATTGTAGATCCTCCATCTACAGATCCAAATGTTCCTATTCCCAAAGTACTACCAATTGATAAAATTGGATATTGTTTAACAATAATATCCCCATTTCCAGATCTTATCATCATAACCTGATGCATTGCAATTGTATTTCCAATGGAAACTTTAACCAAAGATTTAATACTTGAAATTTCTTCTGTGTTTACTGACAATACTGAAGTTGATCCAGAAGAATTGACATAATTTGATTGTAATCTGCAGGTTAATTCATCACCATCTGGTTGACCAGTTGATTTGAATCTATAAGTAGAGATTCCCAAAGAAGTTGATCCAAATCCAACGAGCTTACCTCTAATTAATAAATTGTCTGAAGTAATATTGTCACATTTCAATGTTAAAACGCCAGAAGATATTGTTGAAGTAAATGTGCCAATAAAGTTGCTGGATAATTGTTCTTCTGTTGTGTCAAAATAGTATTCGGACATGTAACTATTTGTACCATCATGTGTTACATATAAATCAACATAATTAGCCTCACTACTATCAATATTTAAAATTTGCAAACTTACATATAATGCACTGGTGTCTGCGGTGTTTACGGATAAAATAGATGCCGTTGACCCAACACCCACACTGCTAGTACTTCCATTTAAATTAATAAATCCTATACTTTGAGTTCCAATTCCAACATCAACGGATGAAAAATTTGTTTTTAGAACTTTTATATCAAGATCAGTATTATAAGGGTCTGTAGGATCTAAAGATATGGATTGCTCCCCACTACTATCAACATATCCATAAAGATTACCAAGAACATTGCCTCCAGAATAAATGGAAGATTTTTCTAAAGTAAATATATTTTTATCACCATCGGTTAAAGTAACCAATTCCGAAAACTGAATATTTCCACTATTTGGGTCCTTAATTTCAATTATAAAATTAGCAAAATTTTCATTATAATCAACTAAATCTACTGTAGTTGAAGTATTTGATTGCCTATTATCTAAATTTGAAAATAACGGACTAATATCATCTATTTTTAACGCTAGATTGGAGATGCAATTAATATAATTAGTTAATCTCTTAGTTTTAAATCTAATAAATCTAGATATATTTGTATTTTCAGCAACATTGGTATCTAAAGTTAAATCAAAATTATTAATAGTATCAACTCTATTTTCTTCAGAAATATCTAAAACAATCGTTGAAACTGTTTCCCCTGGTTCTTGATCAAAAGAAGTTGAAGAACCTGAAACTTGAACATCTGCAAAGTTCTTTAATCCAATTGGATGAAGAAGTTGATTTACTGGTCCGGATAATTCATCATATGTTTTAGAACTTCTAACGGAATAAGAAAGATTTTGGAAATAATCATTATTTGGTAAAACTTGATATTCTTCATTTAATTTACCAGTATCTTTTTCCCAATCTTTATTTTGCTTTAAAGAATAATTAATTTCTAAAAGACCTGCATTTGAATTAATATTACTAATGGTTGCCAGAACTCCAGTTAATTTTCCTTTAATTACGTCACCAACTTTTAATTGATCATATGTTCCATCAACTTTAAGAACATCTGCATCAAGACTTATAACTCTTAAATCAATACCGACAAAAGAAGAACCTTTTTTTAATAGTAATTCTTCATTATTGACAAAGTTTGCAACTTCCTGATAAACTTTAAATTCTGGATAATTTTTTTTATTGACGATATTAGCGTTTGGTGAAAAAGTTATTGCTATTCCGGGGTTTACAGTTAAATCTGCTAGATCAAATTCCAATAATGCTGGGCTAGATGGGATATAATTAGTAACTGTAAAGAATTTGTAATTATAATCTTTTGAATTAAACCCTGTGCCGGTTGTACCATTTTTTAGAATCCCCTCCACAAAAATTTCATCACCTATTGAAAATGGTGCAATATTAAATCCTAATACTGGAGTAACCAATGTGCATGTAACCACTGTCGATGCATTACTAATTTCTGAAATGGATATACCGTTAGTATTATTTTCCGTGTAAAGTTTATGGTTGACAGAACTCAATCCATACGGAATTTCAATAATTTCTACAGAACTAATAGAAGATGAAGATAATTTTGGAACCAAATTGCCAGAATTAACAACTATATTGTCATATGGATCAAATATAGTAATAGAAGGTGAAGAAAGATAATTTTTTCCTCCATCCAGCACTTCAATAGAAGTAACCCTATTTACATTTTTTAAATTTAAAATAGGTGGGATATATGCGTCAGGTCTAATAGATTTATCAACTGAATATTCATATCCTTGATCTATGACCGTTACTTTTTCTAATTTTCCTATCGAAGATGATTTTAATTCTATAGAAGCATCAAATCCATTTTCAGATTCAATCTTTTCAAAACTAGGAATTTTTTTGTATCCATATCCACCATAAACGATTGATATATCAGAAATTCCACCAGTGCTATTTTTTGATAGAGTAGAATATCTTAAAGAATCGCAATCGCTTTGAACATAGGATAATTTTTCAGGAATACCGTTTAAAGTGATGTAAAATTGTGTGCTTGCAATACCAACAGAAGTAATTCCATAATTTCCATTATATAAACTATTTTCAAAACTTATTCTTGATGAGTATTTAATGTCCGGATCGGAACGTAAAGTGCGGTTGGTCTTTTCTAAAGAATAATATAAAAATTGTGGTAGATTGGCAGAATAATTGATCGTTACTGAAGCGTCCGAAGAAATACCAACTGAACCAACCCCAACAACATTAAATTCATTTTCGGTTGGGGAAGATATGTATTCTTTACTGAACTTCTCATCATAATAGATTTTAAATTGATATCCATTTAAAGATGAATCACTTAAGTCAAAGAATAAATTATTATTTTTATAACTCTTTAGTGGTGGGTGAACTAAAGATAAACTATGGAGCGTCCCACCAGTTGATGAAAAATTAACAAAATTTGGCGGATTAGATGTAACATCGACAAGAGTTTCACTCAACTTCAATGTATCATCATCTACTCTATAGACAAAGTAATTTGTTGTTGTTAATCCAGAAATATTACTTCCAATATCCGAATTATAGTAAACTTTATCACCAGTTACAAACCCATGATTTAATATTTGTATTTCATCACTTGATACATTTACATTAGAATTAGTAAAAAATTGAGGATTCGCAACAATCTGATCTAAATCATTTTTATAAAATATTTTAACAGATGAAGAAGATCCATAACCAACAGTTAGATTAGGATTAACTTCCAATCTAATTATATCATTTGATTCTAAATTATGTGATGTCGATAACGAAACTAATGATTTTATCTTTGATACTGTACCTGTTACTTGATTAGAATTGGTTTCAAATGAATATTCGTAATCATACCCATTAGCATTTCCAGTATTTAAGAAATATATTCCTGCGGTACTATTAACTAATGATTTGGAAGTTACAATTCCTATAGTATCTTTAGTTTTATTGATAACATAAACATCCTCACTAAGACCGGAACTCGGCAAATTGAACGGAGAATCTGCAGGATTTTTTGAAACTAGAAATCCAGATAAAGATCCTGCCGGTAAATTTAATGTTACTAAATCTCCAGTTTGGAATTTGTGATTTGGTAGATATATTGATTGTGTATAAACACTATTAGTTAATGTCTCTTCTCCAATTTGATCTGGTATTGAATTTGAAACCCCACTTGTGGTTCCTATACCAACACATTTTGAGGGATTGAAATATTCTTTATTGTCAACTTTAGAAGTAAAAAATTTAGTTTTTAATGGGAAAGTAAATCTATTTGGAACAATTTTAATCTCAGTTTTTGCTGGATGATATGCACTAGTATTTCCTCTTATAACTCGTAATACATTTTTATCTGCAAAAATGTTTAAAACTGTCAATTCTTCGTTTTCTATTTTTAGGATAGTATCTGGTTTAATATAATCAATTGCTTTTGAAACGTATATGTCAGTCACTCTTGATGAAGGGTTAAGATCAGCAAATAAGTAAATTAAATTATTCTCAACACTAATTTTATGATTATTTTGCAATCCATTAATGTAAGTTGATATTCCAGAGATTGTTATAATATCATTATCTAATAAACTATGATAGGTGGATATAAATCCAGATACTTCTGAAGTACTATTCCAAACAAAAGTAAATGAATTATATTTTTCAACTGTTGTTTGAATTGAATTTATATCTCTGCCAAAAACTTCCGAAACTACGGCATTAAATCCCACTCCATCATCATTTTCTTGATTTTTGACAATTATTTTATCTCCTACTTTATAATCAGATCCAGATTCGGTAATTACAAATGAATCTACTGATCCACTTGAAACTAAATCAACATTTAATCTTTGACTAGCAACTTCATTGGATTCAATTATAAAATCATTATCTGCATATTTTTCATTAATTTTATATGGAAATGTATTTCTAATTAAACCTAAAGAATTAATATCAATAGTTTGATCTAATAGTAAATTATCCTCTACGAATAGAGATCTATAATTATTTCCAATAAAATATGGATATAGAGAAGTGTTTGTTAGTGGATTTCTTGTTGCAAAGTAAGCATACGTTCCATTTGGGAATTGTGGAGTTTTACACCATCTACCATTATAAACATCAAGATCTTCAGAATCAAAAAATACATAATCTTCGATAAAGAATCCAGTAGAAACCCCAACTGGTCTATCTGAAATAGCACCATTAGTAATTTTATATCCCGGAACTAATGCTTTTATATCTGATTGTGGATCTTCTGGATCAGAATATCCATACGATCCGTATATTGGATTTCCATCATATGCCCATCCAATAATTGGTGAATGTTTAGATCCATCATCATTAAATTCTTCGTTAGCAATGACCGAATCATATCCCAAATACCCATACTTGAGATTATTATTTGTATCTACTAAAATTTCATTTCCATATCTTCTAAAACTATCAATACGTAAATCTCTTATTTTTGGATCTAAAAATGCACCACTTCCATCAGAGATGACTTGTATTTTGGTATTTGATTCAGTATACTCTCTACCAGAGTCTATAACTACAATTGAAGATATCTTGTTATTTGTAACAATTGCCCTTAACTTTGCGCCAAAACCATCACCAACAACTTCTAATCTAGGAACACTATAATATTCCTTTCCGGAGGATTCTATTTCAACCCTCATAATTTTACCATCAATTATTACAGGTCTAACCTCACCACCTTTTCCAGATTTAATTTTTATTAGAGGTTTCTTCTCCAAATTAATTATCGTAGATCCATATCCAGTTCCAGACTCATATACATAAGCATCGACAATTTTTCCGCGAACTATTGGAGTTGCAGTAACTATTCCAGTAAAAGTACCTGCATAAGATACAACGACATCTATTTTAATATCTGGATATTTAAAAATGTGATATTCAGAACCAGTACTAGCAAAGGAAACATATTTTCTTCTATCAAAATTTGAAGTATCTTCGGATCCTATCAAACCGGCATCAGATAATTTAAAAGAATCCTCATCTAATTTTGTGATAAAATATTCTCTGGTAGTTGATAGACCAGAAATTCCTACTCCGGTTGAATTATATTGAATTAAATCTCCAGTGTTAAAATTATGATTCGTAAATGTAACTTCACTCCTTTGCGTCGATATGCCAGAGGATTTTACAATTAATTTTCTATTCTGGTAGTTTTCACCTTGATTTACAACTTTAATATATGATAATGTTTTTTTATCTACTGTTCTAAATCTATGATTTCCAAATAAGTTTGTTGTTGTAAATCCTACCGTATTGACACCGACATTGAAATTTTCTAAAGATTCGTAAAGTTGAATTGTTTTATTATTGATTAATTTGGCGTAGTATGACCCACCATCGACTAAAGTTCTATTTTGACTTAAATTAGATCCCCCAAAAATTCCAATACCAACATCATTTCCAACAGAACTATAAATTATTTCTTGACCATTTGAAAATTTGTGATCTGATGTAAATGTAATAGTTTCGTTTATAATATCAATTCCGCCACCATTTTCAAGTAGTCTCCCATCAAATATTACTTCTCGATATCTAGAAGCCAAAAATGGTTGCAAAACACAATTTTTTCCATTGCCACCTACAAGATTAACGGAAATAACTCTTTGGATGTCAAAGTCTTGAGGATCAACTAAAACTTCAGAAATGGAACCACTAATAACTGGTTGGACAAAACAAGTATTCCCAATAGAAGGTGAAACTTCAACATAGGGTGGATTAATGACATCATAATTACTTCCACCGTTTAAAACATCTAATGATTTTATTGGTCCATAATAAATTTTATCTCCAGACCTTGCATTGATAATTTCAACCCCATTACACATTAATCCAAGGGTCTTAAGATCTTTTGTAGAATATTTGTCTCCTAATTGAAAATTTCTAGTTAATGGAAATTTCCTAACAATACTCTGTTGACCAATTTGATTTGATTTTTGTAACGATAATGTAAACGTATGAGATCCATCACTTTCAGATAAAGTTGATAATTTAACATAATTAGAAGATCCTATAAAAGATTTAGACTCATATAATTTAATATTATCTTTAGAAACAACTTCGGCATAATATTCTTTACCTGAAGTTAATTCTGGAATATCCGTTATTTCTGACTGGTATACAATTGCATCTCCAGTTCTAAATGGGTTGTCCTGATCATCAGTTTCTTTTATTTTTACTGTGGTATATTTTTTGGTTACAGGATCTTGATCATTTAAAAATGTTGATGTTGCATTTTCAATGGTTTTTTGAATTATATTTTTTTCTATGGTATATGAAGGTAGACCATTGGTGGCAACATAAAAATATTGATCATATTCATTATACACATTTAAAATATTTGAAATTAATGCGTTATTTCCAAATTCAATGGGAACATTTGAACTATTTGCTTTTCTTAATTTTCTTCTTAAATCAAAATATCTTCCATAATATGGCTTTCCTGGATCTAATGAATCAAATGGATCTCCGTTCAAATCAGTTAAACCATTTAAGGAAATTTCCCTATCAACAAAAGTAATAGATGCAACAGTTGCAATATTACTTTCAGAAGTTACTAGATCTTGTGTCCCCCTAATTAAAATTTCAACTTCATCTCCTAATTTTAAACTAGATTTATCAATATCACTTTCCAATACTAATGTAGAACCGGCAATTGATTTTATTTGATATCTTGAACTTGTATTATAAATCCAACTATTTGCAAATATCTGCTTATCATTTTCATCCCTGTTAGGTATAACTTCCCCAATACTCTTAACTCTTATGTATTCATTTTCATTCAATCCATAGATAGAATTATTTTCTTCAATACCATTAATTACACCAGTAATTCTTAATCTAACTTCTTTTAAAGTATCTCCATTTTCATATGAAATAACGTATTGATCAATACGAATATCATCACTTGGATTTATAACTTCAGTTATATTTTCACATCCATAAAATTGATTGAGACTTTTTCCGGAATATTGAATAGTGTTGTTTCCACATATTAATGATCCCGAAAGTGGAAATCCTACTGTACTGTCAACTGAAATTATTTCAGATCCGGGTTGAGTTTTTTCAACTACTTTGGTTTTTGCATGAATATCAAATGATCCACTAATTGAAGTCTCCTGGGTATACCCAACAAATAATGAAAGTTTATAAAAATATTTTTGCCCCCTCCTAATAATCTCTACATTTGAAACTGCAGCCCGAGATTGGGAATCTATTGAACTATAGATTTCTTGTCCAACTATTTTTGTTGGGTCTCCAGATAACCTTTCGGCAATTATTATCTCTTTTCTTAAAAATTCTGCGCTGGATGGTTTTAAAAGATATTTTTCCAGATCAATAACTTTAACAGATTCGGCATATAAAACTTTAAATAATATTTTAAATGATTCTTCTGTACCTTTACTTTGATAGAAAGATCTTGCTTCCTTTATAAAGTTTGCAGCATTAATTTCCCCAGAAAAATCAATATTCTCTAATCCGGGTGTTAATGAATATTTAATCTTATTAAAAAATTCTTTTAAAAATAAAGAACTAAGATTGGTTATTGTGGAATTGGATGAATGAGAAGAACTTTTTGATGTTGAGAATACTAAATTTTCTGGATCACTTGGATCATGATAATCTGTTACTCCACTAAAACCACGAATACATCCTGTAAATGTATTTGTAGTTATTCCCGTATATGTAATAATTTCATCATCAATCTTAAGCAAACCATATCTTTTTGGAAATCCTTTTGTACTATTGACAACAATAGTATCATCGGATAAATCAATACTTTCTTCCAAAGAAGTATTATTAGAAATAACCTCCGGAATTAAGTAATCTAATTTTAAATAAGAACTTAAATTGTCAAGAATATCAACCGTACCACCGGCATATTCTTGAGAAATATAATATTGTTTTAAAAATTCTGCAGCATTGGGGTTTTCGCTTAAAATAAATTCAGGGAGTTGATTGACAACAATATCCTGAATTTTTACTTTTACATCAAAGTTATTTTCTATCATTGCTTATTTCCTTTTTAATTCCCCATTTGAATAGCTTGAAGTATAATAATCTCTAATAAATGTTGATCCGGAAATATCATCTCCAGATGAAATAACATCTCTTATCATATTTATAGTGCTCTTATTAAGAGCGAAACTTAAATATAAATCTTTGAGACCAACCACATCATTAGATTCTGGATACGCTTGAATTTCAATAATATCATTAGGTACTATAGTTGAAGTAATATTAAGAGTATTTAATATTATTTCTCCAGAATTGTAATCAATTGTTCCTGCCGATTTAATCACAACTGGATATGTGCCCAATTGTTTACTTTCTTTAACAATAGATAATACTCCCATTCCACTACCATCCAGATTTCCAGATGCATCTTTATTAGGAATGTCTGTAAAATAAACAGTATCCGGAAGACCCGATAATGTAAATCCAGTACTTTTAATATTAAAACCGTCAGGGTTAATATGGAATTTATTTCCAAAGCACAATTCATATTGGGCAAATCTATTTAATGCAGCATTCAGATCTCTTCTAATAATAACCTTTGTAATATTAGAAGTTATAGAATTATCAACATTATCGATAATTTGAAGCAATTTACTGTACTTAAATCTACCACCAAACTTATTTACATTTACCGAATTGGCATAAAGATCTAGTGAGTTAATAACATTTGTCCTTAAACTATCAACATTACTAACTTGACTTGAATTGTAGTAAATTGAACTATCAATTTCAACATAAAGAACTTTAAGATCTACAATTTCTTGGGAAATGCCACTTAAAGAATAATTTTTTAGTTTTGATAAAATATTTTTTTTATCAAAATCTGACACTAAAGATCCATTTTTTGGTTTAATACTAATGAAAACTTTTCCGTATTGTGGTGGGATTAAGTCTTCTCCACCAACAACAGAAACAGATTCTGTATTTGGGTATATTTGTTGAATGATTGATTCATAGTCTCTTCCAGTAACTGCTCTATATTGCGAAGAATAAACTCTAGGAGCAAAATATTTAATAGATTCTATGGGCTCTATATCACCACCATTAGATGCCGAACTTATGGTACTAACAATAACAGAGTCAGTTGGAATGACTGTTGCACCAGATGCTGATGATAGAACGCCAGAAAAAATAAAATTAGATGGTCCATTCCCATCCTTTCCATTGGTAATGATATAAGTGACTGTGATTACGGAATTATTTTCTAATTTTTTACCAAAAAATCCATCACCAAAAAGAATTTCATACTTTTCGTCTTTTATTTCTTGAATTAAGTATGATTTTGAATCGCCAGTTATATTTAAAATATTATCTATTCTTGCATATTCTACACCTTCCCCAGTATCATTAACTCCCTTAACTTTTACAACAATAGTTGAAGTGTCTATAAAGGAGTTATCTAAAATAAATCTCTGATTTACTGAAGTATCAACCGTGAACTGTTTTTTAATTAATGTCCCCTGATATACATGGATTGGATCATTAGCAGTTCCAAATGTTGCAACTCCATTATTGACTACTGTTGTTATATTATTTGGTATTGAAAAAATATATGAAGTTTCGTTATATGATCCAGAGCAAACTATACCTCTATTTAAAGTTAAAGTCGGTGAAGATGTTTCGGTGGCAACATCAAAGGCAATTAGTGCTTTTGCTGAAGATCTAGAGCGAGGAACATATCCTATCGTCCTTGCAAGAGAGACAACATTTTCTCTAATAGTTGCAGAATCCAAGAAGGATTCATTAACAACCATATTTGCATTGAATGATGTTATATAAGTGTTATATGCTAACGTATCAATTAAAACTGAAAAGTTAGATCCATCAAAGTCAAAATCAGTGAACTTTGAATTTGATCGAAGATAATCTTTAATTGATGTTTTTATCTGATCAAAATCTAGATCAGTAAATTTGGTAAAAGGCATTTTATCTTGTTGCCTCTAATATGAAGGTATATTCTTGTGTGGGGAATTCTTGTCCTATAATATCAAAATATATAGTAACTTCAAACTCATTTATGTTTGGTCTTGGATCAACCAATATCCTAAGATTATTTACCCTAGGTTCAAAATTTTTAATTGTATTGGTAATTTGTTTTTCAATTATAGATGCAGTTGCATAGTCTACAAAATTAAACAATGAACTTCTTACATCACATCCAATAACTGAATTAAAAAATCTTTCAGTTGGAATAGTTTCGACGAGATTTCTTACAGATCTTCGAATTGCGGATTCGTTTTTAAGAATTTGTAGATCTTTCGTAATAGGATGGGGCACAAAAGATAAACTAATATCTTTAAATGCCCTCGATATCCTTTTGACTGCCATGTAGAACAAAAATATTCTTGATTTATTTATAATTACTTCCAGGATGATCCGTAAGTTGGTTCAGTTCCATAACCCCAATCATCATAGTCTTCATCATTACGAATTTTTTCATGAAGTTCAACCTGTTTTTTGAAATCATGACGAGGTGCAGTATCGTGCATAATCTCTTGAATTACTCTTTTTGGTGATGATGCATCATAATCAGTAATTAATTTTTGTGTACCCCACATTTCTCTCATATAATTTGAATTTCTATCTACTGGTAAATTAGACATTTTAGCTCCTGTTTTAATGAATAAAACAGAACTTTTATAAAGGAGGTTGCTATCTCCTTGTTTCTATTTAACGATTAACCTCACGAAGAGAATAAAAATCCGAATTTAAATATTTTAATATTTCCAATGCAATTAAACGTGGATTTCCTTCCCCACAAGTATAAACATCTACTGCCAGACATCCATTTTCTGGCCAAGTATGACACGAAACATGACTTTCTGCAAGTGAAATAACAATGGTACATCCCTGAGGAATGAAACAATGTGCAAAAATGTTTAAAATTGTCATTTTTGCGCGGGCAATTCCCCTGATCATGACTTCTTGAAGCGCCTCTGCGTCATTAATTAGGGTAAAATCAACATCATACACCTCTAAAAGAAGATGTTTACCCATTGAAAATTGTTCCAAGTCGGTTTTCACTAAAAAATTATTTATTTTATAAAAAATCCTTTTCTTTTGTAATCACAATCTTTAATAAAATTTGCATTTTCGGTATAATTATCGTCCCAGACTGGTATTGCAACTGAATTATTGTATCTAAAGTCAGGATTTCTGCGAAAATGGACTTCAATTAGGTGTCCATTGATGAATTCACAGTTAATCCACTCATAATTACCCTTTAATTTTTTTAAAATTTCGGGAAAATCAACCTTTTTTTCTATTTTTTCCCATTTTTTCCATTTATAGTAAGGATCATTAGAATTTTTGGTTCCTAAAACAACCAAATCAACCTCTTGATGATGAAAATCGACACTTAAGTGATCACCCTCAAAGATTTCACACCAAAATTCGGCAGGGTGCATGTCATCTGTACTGCTTTCAATCCATTCTTTACGAGCCAGACGCCCCATTCCTAGTAAATTAAAAGATGGACGTACAATATAAAAGTCGGGATTAGGAACCGTGGTCCCGGAAGGACCACATGTATAACCTAAAACCCGACTTAAAAATAATTTATTGTATATCCAAAGATCATCGGAGTGTATATGATTCCATTCATCATTACAGTCCAGATGATACATTACCTTTTTCCTTGTCCTCTGTATTTCTTTCTAGCCCCATTGCGAGACGAGGCGGAATACTTTGTTCCACTGCCCGCACCTTGCCTAGACTTCTTGGGAGCTCCTGGAGTATAAGAAGTCTTACTACTCAGACTAGTTTTTACTTTCGCCATTTTTTAATTCTCCAATAATTTCAGTTTCTATATTCTCCGGAAGAGGTAATCCGGTCTGATAATACTCGACTGCAAGGTCTTCCATAACATCAAAGTACTCTTGTTCTGAAAGGGCAGTGTAAATTCTCCGCCCATTGCAGATGATGTTGTATTTGGAAATCTGTATTTGATTGCTAGTCAATTGTTGTGACATCAGATGACTCTTGTTTTTTCGTGACCGACTCGTACCCGAGGGTCGCACCAAATTTCAAATCCTGCTTCAATTGCATCTAGACAGAATGATACATCTTCCCCACACATATCCTGCACTTCTCCGGATTCGAAGACCTGCATTTTAGGTGCGAACCAGGGGTACTTCATATTTTCGTTTTCGAAGACTCCATTCTTAATCAGAAGCCAACCGAATCCGGTATAATCAACTGTGAAGGGCTTCTTTCTCTTTGCCATGGTTTCCAGAGTTTCATGATTCATGACTCCACCATTATTTCTAAAGTCATTCTCTTCCAACCAGTGTGCAACTGATGTTGTCATACCATCTTCTGTACAGTACCAACCAGCTGCAATATCTTTTTCCATCAGAACTAGTTGAAGAAATTTTTCGGTATTGAAGACAATATCCGAATCAATCCAAAGTTGCCAATCATAATTTAATTTACCGTCCCAGGGCAATTGGTCCGGACCTCTTAAAACATTTGCACCCAGACACTTGCATCTGGCAAAATTAACCATGGAAGAATAGTCTTGAGAAATTTGAATGCTTGCACCTGCCTGTACAATATCAAAACATAACTGAACAAAACTCTTTAGGTAGGTATAGGAGACTCCTCTTCCAGGAAGACAAAAGACGATGCTCTTGCCTCTGATCATTTCCTTTGCTCTATTGTAATCCCACTCCTCAACATCTTTTGTTGTGGTGGGGTTCTTTGCTTTTACAGTAAATCCTTTAGACATAAAATTAATGGTTTTTATTTCATAATCATACAGTATTATATAGAATTTGTCAATGAGATGAATTGAAACTCAAATCTTTGCTGAAGAGTACTTTTTCATAACTTATGTCATGTTTTTCGACTCCACCAATTACACTGATTAAATTGTTCAGTGTGCTCCAGGTTTGGTGAAATTCCTCTTCTGATAGAGAGTGATAGATGCAATTATTTTTGTGATAGACATGATATCTTATTTCACTCATATTTGTGCTCTCTCAATATAAGTTCGTTTCCTTCAACGGTAAAATTAATCGGAGTTTCTTCGTACCAACTGATTTCATTGACGATCCACTCTGGAATAATAACATGATATTCTCCCGTAATTGGATCGACTTCTATGAACTTAATTTCTTCGCCGGATTTTTTTTTCATATTCGTTATATAAAATCTTTTTTTTCTTTTTTATATAGCGAAATTTTTTTTTATGTGAGTGTTATATTTAACTCGCTTCCGTAACACTTTGTAGGTTAGGGTAGTTATGCGTTTTTATAACCGCGCCCCGCCGGGGACATAACAAACGCCCCCCAATTAACTGCTGATTCACGAACGAAGGCACTGGGGCAGGGTCACCCCCGCACTTCGTCAGAATGAACCTCAGCGAACTGTGCCGCCCATACGGTGGCAGGGATGCCCACGGGGTAAACCATAGCGGGATTCTCATTCCAGGCGCTGCCGTCGTTACGGTAGGAGACCCACACGGTCTGGCGGTCCTTGAGGCGGGTGGCAGGGGAGAGGCGCATCGGAGGCGGTTGGTTGAACTGGGTTAATTGTAGCACGTAACGGGGCAGGGGGGGTCAATCCCCCATCGCTTCCTTCAATGCCTCAAACGCTGCCATCCAATGGGCGGCGTCGGCGTGTTTGCCAGCAAGGCGCTCATCCACGGCAAAGCACAGCACGGCGGTTCGGATGGTGCCCCAAGTCCCGTCGGGCAGGGTGAGGGTGGTAAGGTTCTCAGCGTTCCAGGGGGAGGCGGTCATGAGAGGCGGTTGGTTGAACTGGGTTAATTGTAGCACGTCGGGGGGCGGGGTCAGACCATATGGTCCGCCAGACCCCAGTTAATCACAATCAGGTCGGGGTTCAGGCGAGCGCAGGTGTCCCATGCCTGCTGGGCGGTTTCTGCCATGTAGGACAGGGTGACCTGCCGACGCTGGCGAGTGTGGAAACCGGTGAACAGGAAACTGGATTCGGTCATGGGGGGGGGTGTCGGTTGAGAGTATTGTAGCACGTAACGGGGGGTCAGCGCCCGTCAGTGTAGTCTCCGATGATGACCCCGTTGCAGCGGACCTGAGCGTACCCGTACTCTTCAGACAGATCCAGGCAGAGGTCCCATGCACGGTCGGCATCGGTGGTAGTGTTCTCCCAGGGAGCGGCGGGGCAGATCACGTCAAGGCGGGTCATTTGGTTCGTTTGCTTTGGTTCCCTTAGTATAGGGGGTCAGAACCCCCCCAAGCGGAAACCCTGTGCCAGTGGTTTGACTGGCACAGGGCAGAGGGCAGTTATCTATTAGAATTGAATTTCACTCAGAGTAGGAGCAGCAGCGGAATCAGAACCGCCACTGTCAGAAACCCCATCAGCAATTGAATCAAGAATTTGGAGAATTTGCTCACCATTGGAACCTTGGCGAAGGAGTGAGAGAATGACATCGCGGGACATTTGAGTATACATTAGAGAGTGTAATTTGGTGGGTTTAAAGTCATCACCAGGACTCCAATTCATCGACCCATTGGCATATGCAGCAGGCGGAAGTCATCCTCTATCCATGAGAAATAAACCCAGATTTTGTCAACGAATTTTGTAGTCTTCTTCAGGTAATATTTGTCGGAGGGTGAGAGTTTGCGGTAAACTTTGCCGTTGCTGATGTGAATCGTTTTCATTGGAGTTTGTGATGAGTGAGTTAGATTCAGAAGTCGAAAACGTCGCCGTTGATTTCTGCGCGATTGACTTTAGGGTCGTTCCACTTCACACCGTCAGGGGTTTCTTTGGTGCCGAATTCATAGAACATTTCCAGCAGTTCTTCATAGCAGCAGATGTCATTTTGATCAATCAATTCTTGAATGCCTTCATCATTCTGAATCCACAGAACCACGTTCCAGGTTTCATAATTCGTCCAACCGTTGTAGGTTGTATCGGTGAGGCAAGTCTGGTAGGTTGCGGTTGCCATTTGGTTGGGTTGCTTGGTATGAATCAATTATAAGGGGTGGAAGTGCCGTTCTGGGGGAACCTTGTGCCAGTTCCCCAAGTGGCAATTAGCAACCCATCCGCTGGCAAAGTGCCTCCAAATTCTTCTCAACTTGATCGCTGAAAAGGGATTCTTGAATGACCTCCCGAATCTTCAGCAGAGCATAATCATATCCTTCATCATTCGTCAATTGATTCTGATACTTTTCAGCAGTGGAGTAGCAGTCAAACAGACGCATAGAATCAAAGTTTTCGCCTTCATAATCCCAACCACCAATCACGGCATAAACTTTGGAGATTTGCATTTGCTTGGGTTGCGTGGTATGAATCAATTATAGGGGGTGGGAGGGGGCATCCGGTGCCCCCCTTGTGCCACTTGTCAGACTGTCACACCTCCAACAGTTCGGGATAGTATTCTTGACATTCAGAGATCAATTCTTCATCAGAAAACTTAGCATAGCCCTCATCCAGGTAATCATAACAAAGTTGAGTCATTGTCTTTAGGTCCATGTCATCCAACATCTGCTGAATGAGTTGGTCTTGAAGTTCAGTGCGGTTCATTCATCGTCTCCAAAGTTGTTCATAAGAAAGTCCTCAAGTTCAATCAGTTTGCTCTCACTGAGAGAGACAATGTACTCATCAACGATAGTAGCGAGCAGGTCAGGATGTTGGC